CTACGGAAGCTTACTCTCCAGCGGATTCTTGCTCAGGTAATCTGCGCATTCCACTGTTGGACGGTCAACCTTGTACAGTTCCATACCGTCATACTCCAGCGCCGCCCCATCACGCTCCAGCGGATAGACATCCAGCTTACGCGTCACGTTGTAATAATCATCTGAACGCAGCATGATCTTACCCGGCACCGCGATAACGCGCTGCCACTGACGGCAATCCAGCGTATCCCCCTCTGGCGTCACCACCAGCGTGGCGATCGCTTCCGGGCTCACCATCGCGCTCTGCGGCCCTTTCGACTGCCAGTAACCTGCCAGTTGCGAAGGTACCGGGTGCTTAATCACTTCCTGATAGTTATCTACCTGAACACATCCCGCTAACGTCAGCATCGCAGCCACAATTGCTACTTTTTTCATCATCTTTCCTGCATGCGAAGAAAAAAATATTGTGGCATTAAAGCCATCAGGCTGCCAGCGTAAGATAGGTATTGATTAAACCTGCATCCCCATCACATGAGCATACATTTTTCATAATCGACAAAGATCGTCCAAGAGCGCACCAAATAACAGATGGTTATAGTCGTAGAAAACATCAGTCGTCTGAGTTCACCTTAGAGCGAGTGCTGTTTCATGCCCCATATATGCCCCATCGCCTCAACTTTGCGTAGCTCCTTCCAGTTTCGTAACACGCTGCTTTACGCCCTCCCATACCATCAGCATAATCCCCACCGATCCGATTGTAAGACTTAACTAGCGCGCGCTACTTTTACTCCCTGCCCTATACTTTCAGTCTGACTGACTGGAGGTTTCTATGTGTGGACGTTTTGCACAAGCACAAACCCGTGAAGACTATTTGGCATATCTTGCCGATGAAGGCGATCGCGATATTGCATATGACCCGGAACCAATTGGCCGGTACAACGTGGCGCCAGGCACCAAAGTGCTGCTGTTGAGCGAACGCGATGAGCTGTTACATCTCGATCCGGTGTTCTGGGGCTACGCCCCCGGGTGGTGGGATAAAGCACCGCTGATAAACGCCCGCGTTGAGACTGCGGCCACCAGCAGAATGTTCAAGCCTCTCTGGCAGCATGGACGGGCAATCTGTTTTGCCGATGGTTGGTTCGAATGGAAGAAGGAAGGTGACAAGAAACAGCCCTATTTCATTCACCGGGCCGACGGGCAGCCGATATTCATGGCGGCGATCGGCAGCACGCCATTTGAACGTGGCGATGAAGCTGAGGGCTTTCTGATCGTGACATCTGCCGCAGATAAAGGCCTGGTTGATATTCATGACCGCCGGCCACTGGTTCTGTCGCCGGAAGCTGCAAGGGAATGGATGCGTCAGGATGTAGGTGGCAAAGAAGCTGAGGAGATAATAGCCGACGGGGCAGTGCCCGCCGACAAGTTTATCTGGCATGCCGTTACGCGCGCCGTGGGTAATGTGAAGAATCAGGGACCAGAACTTATAGAGCCCGTCACTTAACCACAGGAAGATCTGAAAACCGGGTGGTGTAGCGTGGAGAAAGCATTTCACGCTTCATCTGCCACTGTTGCTGTATACCCTGCCCGGCAAAATAGAGCGTGCCCTTTCCGTCCTTTGCATTCAGGTGATCCAGTACTTCCATCAACTTTTCACTTCCGGCACGCGGAGCGCTGTCGTCGAACAGATTGAGCTGGGCCACGCCCTGGCTGAAGAAGTCACCCAGCATGACGCCCGCTTTCTGGTACCGGTGACCGTCCTTCCATATTTTGTCCAGACACTTTACCGCGGCGTTGATGATGTCTCTGCTGTCCTGAGTTGGCGTGAGCAGTCTTACCGATGCGCTGTTTCCGTAATACGGCTCATTAAGGGCAAAAGGTGATGTCTTGACGAAAGCGGAGATAAAACGGCAGTACTGATGCTCTCCCCGTAGCTTTTCAGCACCACGGGCCGCATAGCTGCAAATAGCCTGCCTCATCTGCTCATAGTCTGTAATGCGTTCGCCAAACGATCGGCTGCATACAATTTCCTGCTTTACCGGGGCGAACTCCTCCAGATCCAGGCATGGCTCGCCGCGCAGCTCGCGGACGGTTCGCTCCAGCACAACGTTAAAGTGTTTTCGGATAATCCACGTACTCTGCTCTGAAAGGTCCAGTGCGGTTTTGATGCCCATAGCGTTCAGCTTCTTGCTGATGCGACGACCAACGCCCCAGACATCCTCCACAGGAACAAGCGCCAGCAACCTTCGCTGCCGGTCGACGTTTGAGAGATCGACCACCCCGCCCGTCTGCCGCTGCCATTTTTTAGCAGCATGGTTAGCCAGCTTAGCCAGCGTCTTGGTCTGGGCTATTCCGACGCCGACTGTGAGATGTGTCCGCTGTAAAATAGTCGCGCGGATCTCTTTCCCGAACTCAGTCAGGTCACGGCAATTCCTTACGCCGGTAAGGTCGCAAAAGGCTTCGTCTATGCTGTAAATTTCCACACGCGGGCTCATTTCTTCCAGCGTAGTCATTACCCGGCTGGACATGTCTGCATAGAGCTCGTAGTTGCTGCTGAAGCAAACAACGCCAGCCCGCCGGAACAGCTCTTTCTGCTTGAAGAACGGCTCACCCATCGCTATCCCGACAGCCTTTGCTTCGGCGCTACGTGCTATTACGCAACCGTCGTTATTCGACAGAACGACAACAGGTCTTCCGCGCAGATCGGGCCTGAATATTGTCTCACAGCTCGCATAAAATGAGTTCACATCGACCAGGGCAAACATCACATCACCGGATTGTCGTCTGTGAACGCCGCAGCGCCATTTATAAAGAAGGTTATCACTCCCATGACTTCAACTTCATCTAAACCATCGCCTTCTATGCTTTCACCGTCTTCGGTGATGAGCGCCCCGCCCATAACGACCGCGAACTGTAGTTGTCCGAACGCATGCACCAGCACGCGCGTTCCGTTGTCGGGCACAAGATCAGGCTGAAAAAGCGCATAACCGCCTGACGTTTCAACCAGGCATGAGTAGCGGTTAACCCCACATAACTGTTCAAGCCTGTATCTCTGTGCTTTTGCCTCCATGTCCCACCCCCCTAAAACGCCACTGTATATTAATACAGTATTATCATTCAGAAGAACTGATCAAGTGATCATTCTCAACCATGTGGTAAAATGATTTTTTTAAAGGAGAAAAAGATGGAGTGGCTACTTATCATGGCTGTTGTGCTGTTCGTCTTTGCGCTGCCCGGTACTGATATATGAAGGACGGGATAAACATACCAAGAGTGTTGGGTGTCTCAATGGTGTGCCTTCTCGTCACCGGGTCCGTGGATAACAAGTGGGTTGTTGCCATATTCTTGCTGCTTATCGCTGCCTGGCTGGCGCTTGAAGTAACTAATAAGATGAAGGGTTAGATGCACCCCTCGATATTTGAGGGGTGAATTAATAGGTCAAGCGGCTTTCTTTGGGATAATAGATGAGGCTACTTTGAATAAAAGGTAGACAAAGCTTACGACAATTAGGTTTTTAAAGTAGATGAACATAAATAGCTCAACGCTTTCTCGGGCCATAAAGAAAGTGAAAGGCACCGTTACGAAACCAGCTATTGACATAACCGTAAGTTTGTTGCTGTTTATTATTATATCCAACATCCTTACAACCAGACCTGATAACGCATAAGCCAGCCAATAAAAATATCCGCCGAACAACACTAGTGATGATCCTAGCAAAGTAGAGGCCATGTTCAATCCGCTACTCATACCTAGTATGTTAGTCGTAAAATAGTATGAGCTGTTCATTGTAACAATTGGCTTTTCCTCCCAAAGGAAGCGCGGCACAAATCCAGAAAACTGGCTAAACATGTAATATATTCCGCCAACAGCGTCGGGATTTGTTGTGTTGTCGTAATATTTTACCGCCTCGTACTGGTAGTTTATTGGGGACAGACTGTCAGTCAGATACTGTATAGCCAAACTTAGCGCTGCTCCTGAACTGGACATGGAGTTTGAGTAGCGCAGCATCCCGAGCGCCGCCACAAGGAAAAGCCCTATGCATCCAATAATCAAGAACTTGAATTTATTTATCTTTCCTGTTACGAAGCATATCAAGGTCGCCATTAATAATGCTGAGAACATTACGTTTCTTGAGCCACCTATGAGTATATAAAAAGCAACACCAAACAGGATAGAAATGCCACATGACTTAGCAAATGCATATTTTGATTTAGATGTGAAGCTATAGACAATAACGGCGGGAACAAAAGCTGACATAGGCATAAGCAAAAGCCCACTCCCCGCATTTTCCCCTAATTTAGATGCGTAATTATCTGAGTCGAATGATGAACCTTTGGTTATGTAGAAGATGATCATTGCAAGGATAGATACCGACAACGATATTGCTACAAATAAGTTTGCAGATCCGAAAAAAATCTTCCCTCTCGCCATTCCTCTTGGCTTTGGCGATAGTAAATGAGATGCCAGATAAAATATTATGATTCCGATGAATGATTTTAGTGAAACATCATTTATATACTCTACTGGCATATATACATCAGCGGGAACAAGCGCATCAACACGGAAAGGTAAAGACGCGTAGCCAACGAAATGAGTTATCACAAGGAACATCAGACCTACAGATTTGAATCTGATCCCGTTCCTGATGAAAGAATGAGCAGCAAGAAAGAAAAGTATAGTAAAGTATATGATCGGAAATATGTACGTAAATATCGATGTGTAATCTGACATTTGCAAGCACCAGACAGCAAATCACCGCATTGTATCCCATGCCGATTGCAAGTAAAGCCAAATCTGTTCAAAGCATGTCCTCTTTCGCATCAAAAGATAGGCGGCATTAGCCGCCTTTTCTTACTTCACGCTATAACCTGGAATGTTGGCGGCGTTCCGGCAAAGTCCCCTGACTGCGAACATGACCAACCATACTTGATGGTTGTTCCTGGACTTATGAGGATGAGAATATCACCGCTTGTCCATTTACCAGCAGTTGGTAGCGCAGTTACCCGGAAGACCCTTGATGGCGTACTAATTGCGGAAGTTATGAGCGGTGCGCCCGACACATTAACCTGAACTGCCTGACCAGATGCCACCTCAATGGTGGAGTTGCTTAGGTTTGTCATCCTTACAGTGGCGGAGGACGAGCTATAACGCTGTAATCCTATTTTGCTTCCTGTCGACTGCGCATTAGTTGGAAGGGAAAAATAGGCTATGTTTGATGCCGTTAAGGTACCTGTCTGGTCGATGAACGTTATGTTCCAGTCACCCAACGTAATTCTGGAGCACGCAGAGAAGTCCCCTAACCCTAAGTAAGAACCTGTTACGTAGTTCAATGTGACGTTCATGTCCCCAATGCTCAAATCTGTAATACCCTGGGTGATGGCAAACATTGAGTTGGAGATTGACGCTGTCACAAAGCCAAGCACAAAGGTTCCTTCAATCTTGCCAATACTGACAACGCTGTTAACGTTATCCGAACGGGAACGCAGAAGAGGCATTGCAGAGCTGACAAGCGTTTGTTCCAGCACTAGGTGGTCTATACGCAGGCGCCCACTGTAAGAATAGGTTATGCCAAATCCCTGGCATTCTTTAAGTTTCATAGTTCCTACAGTACAAATACCACCGGCGTTAACAAATGGCTCGCCAAGCACGTTATCACAAACCATCGTCCCGATTGTTTGACGGCTATTTTCAAGGGCATAAAATCCGTTATCGTGTACGTAACGGGCAATAACTTCCCCAAAAACCGATTCATCTGTAGAGTTACCAATGATTCCTCCCTGGCTGTCGTAAATATCTACGTAAGGGTAATACCCTTTCGAACCGTAAACAGTAAAGGCAGCCGGCTGGGGATCCACTCCCGAATCTCCTTTCTTAATATTTCTGACAATAACTGACATGTTATTACGGATACCTCCATCAGACACAGCGTTCTGAAGGCCATAAGTAGTACGGTTGGCTCCGTAAATATTTGATACCTTTATTCGACCTACAGTATCAGTTCCAAGATTCAGCAACCCACCAGCCCCAAAGTTCTGCATGTCGATATCGATATCATAAGTTACATTCGCTCCGGTCAATGTCAGGAGCGTACGACCGTATGCCGTGGAAAAATCAGTAGTAGAGGCTTTCATTCTACCGGTCAGGCTGAAGCGACTTGAAGGGATGCTAACGACATTATAATTCTCCCCCATCATTTTCACGTCAAGACCAGATGCGCATGCTTTCAACAGGCGTGCAGAGTTGTCAGATCCTGTATTCCCATCCCAGCATCCATATTCTTCTGTGCTGACCTGTTTATTTTTGACGCACCGACGCCACACAGCTCCGCCGGACGTTTTGATATAAAGACCGCCATCTTCTACCAGCGATCCGGAATTAACACTGCGAAAGAAGCCCCCACCACCAAATTTGTCTGAGTAATAATTTTGTACCCGGATTAACTGGCCAATGCTCTTTGGTTCAGTTTCACGGAGGGTGGCTACATCTGGACACTCACCAAGCAATCTGAACCCATCAGTATTCCCTAATTGTGTTCTAAGTGATGCATCACCAACACTTAACCATGCTCCTGGACCTATTCCGCCTGTAGATTCTGGAGTGGAGTCAGGAGATACCACCTTCGGGAAAGGACCGTCCCAGCGATAATATTCGCCGGTCGCTTCAAGCCGCAGAACCTGGTTTGGCAGCGTAAGCGTATTTCCGTCTTCAAAGCTGTCCAGGGTGATATACCCGAACTGGGAGATGGCCTGCTGTGCCAGCCAGCGCAGGCCCTCGATCGTATAATGCTTATTGCCGAAACGGTCTGTGTAAGTCCATCCCATAGAGGTAACGAACTCGTCGATTTTGCCGGCATTGAACTTCAGATCGCGTGGTGATTCGCTTGGTACTGGATTATTGGTCGGTGTAGTAGCCATATTGATTCCATAAAAAACCCGGCGCGAGGCCGGGTGTTGTTTGTTGGGATGGGGCTTATTCGTAGATAGCGTCGCTGTATTCCGCGACTGTCAGAGATACAGTGTTATCTGTGTTCGGTTTGATGCTGTTCACCGTCCATAGCTGACTGTCCAGTTCTTCAACTGTCGCAATGAGATATCTCGACGGGAGCTGCACAGTGTCACCGTTCCATATATTGAGCTGAATGTTAGGGATAGCCGCGGTGAATCCGTACTTCGTGTCGCTACGGGCGGTGGCCGGATAGCGCAGCGTTGGGTTACCAAGACTGTCGGTAACCAGCACATACATCGAGCCGGTAAACGTGATCGCCTCGCTGGTATCGAAGTCATTCCCGGAGCGGCCGGTGACGTAACCACCCTGCTGGTTGCTATCGTAGATGTCAGGCATTTGGATGACGCTGCCAATCTGGATAATGCCGTCTTCGAACACCTTGGCGTTCATCTTCACCCGGGAGTAGATAAGCCGCTTCGTTTCGCGCAGCGCGCGCTCCCGCGCCTGATACTCGTTACGGAAGCCTACTATCTCAAGCTTGTTCGGATTCTCCGCTTCCTGCTCGACGATAGCGCCGTTCAGCACGCGGTAGTTGATGTACGTCTTATTGTTCGTGGTCGGGTGGACGTAGGACACCTGTACGCCGTCGTAGCCGCCAGGAAGCGTGGCCTCGTACGTCATTTTGTACTCGTCCGTCTTCATGTTGGCCCGGTTGAATACGGCCGCCGGGTAGTCAACTTTCTGATCACGGGTAAACGTCAGTACACCGTCATCCCAGTACGCCACAACAGATGCCGCATTGCAGATCGCCTGCACCCGGTCGCCAAGCGAGTCGTTCTCGTCGTCGAATGTGTAGTCGAAGTAGCCCAGCCGTTCATCAGGCAGGCTCTCAGCAATAGAGTACAACCCGTACAGGTCAATGCTGCTTACCGGCTGCTCACCCATAATAAGCCATGTGTGCGCCACAGCATCGGCAAACGAACGCGAAGGCCGCAGCGTGTAATCCACCGTCTGTGTGTCAAGGTCGTAAGTTATGGTGTGTCGCGTCACCAGCGCGTTGTATTTGCGCTCACGGCTGCCAAGAGCGTTCTCAGTCGCCCGGACTTTTACGCGCACCAGTGTGTCGGTCGGGTGAACGACATTCGTCCTGATGTTGATGCTGTGGATCTCTTCGACCTTCAGCAATGAGGCGTCGCCAGAGTTGTCCGTGCGCTGGAAGCTGACCGCGTACTTCCCGAAGCCGCCCGTCGGTGTGATCTTGTCAGTGCGATAAAATACCTCACTCGTCGACTGGTGCGGCGTCGTCTGCCGGTACGTAAACGTCTGCTGCGTTCCCGGCACCTGGTTGTAGTCGTCGTCGATTTTCCAGATGACAACCTTCCAGTTGGTCTCTTTCTTCCCGCCGAGGCTGGACTGAGTATGCAGCCACAGCTGCGTTGACTCGACCGGGGAAAAGAACGGCCCAACCACCAGCGCCTCGTTATCGTTAAGGATGAATTTCGTGGTGTTGATCGTGGCATTCGCCGGAATATCCTGCGGCCCCTCCAGCTGGTTCATCGTAAACGTGTACCAGCGCACCGGGTTAACCACAGCGCCATCGTTTGTTTCAACGGCGGAAATCAACGTGCCGGAGAAATTTGCGTCAGTGGTGACGCTGCCTGATGCTGTGTTGTACGTAACGTTGATGGTAAAAGTCACAGCGTGCGGCAGCACCAGGCCCATAAAGTAATCGAACTCAGCTTGTTTCACGATTTTCATCGCTATCTGTCCGCCGGAATACGTTCCGCTGACCACCGTGTTTGCCGTTGCTGTTTCGATAGGGAAGTCGCTGGCTTCGTTCTGCCCGGGGACCTCCTGACCGTCAACGTCATCGAACCCGTAGCCTTCGACGATCTGCGGGATTACTTCGCCAGGCTGGAAGAACTGGAATTCGGCACCGGCCAGAGAGCCCAGGCTGGATTCTGAGTAGCGCACGGACTCGTAATCGTATTTGCCGATTCCGATGCACATCCACTCTGTAACGTACTTCAGGCCGCCGTCTGTGGAAGTCTGGTGTACGTATTCGAATACCGACTCCTGAATCAGATCCGGGAACGAACGAATCTGCCCGTAAATGTCCGGCTTTGCCTTGTAAACGCGAGCGGTATTTGTCTGACCGGTCAGGCTATTGTTGGGCGAGTCGACGGTATTACCGCCGTTGTTTGCTATAGCGGGCTTCGGCGCCAGGAACGAAAACACCTGGCCAACTACTTTGAATATCGGGCTCAGGATGTCGCCGACAATGCCCTTTGGCTGGTCGAATATCTGGATATGGTCCAGCTCGCTCAACTCAAACGCCAGCTCATCATCGTCACCCAGCTTTACGCCATTGCGGACAATCAGCAGGTCACGGTGGAAAGTAGCGTCATTGGCCGCCAGCCAGTCATAAAAAAGGGTGCCGTTTGGCACCCTACAACGCAGCTTAGGCGTTCCTGGAAAATTCGATATCTCAACCAGCGCCATACGAAAAGTACTCCACTTTGGTGAATGCCCGCTGAATGACCAGCAACGAGTCCATGCGCACGCTTCCGTTCTCTCCACGCGAGTGTAGCGCCTGCCGGTTCAGTACCAGGCCAACGTGTGCCGGTTGCGTGCCGCGGTACCCGACGAATATCCCGCCATCGACCGGTTTATCGACCTTGCGCCAGAAAACGACGTCTCCCTGATAGCAGGTGAAGAAATCTTCCCCGGCTTCGTAACCCGGCGTCTGGTGCAGCTCAATGTCGAGCACATGTCGGTAATACAGCACAACCAGCCCCCAGCAATCGACTTTCACGAACGAGCAGGCCCGGTTAGCCCACGGCACGCCGATCACCTTGCGAACAAAATCAGAGGTATTGCAGGCCGGTATATTCCGTTGGGTCATAGAGCCTTCCGATGTTGTTGTTTAGCGGGTTGGTGACAGACAGAGTGACCGAGGCGGAGTCTGCGTCGATGTCCACCGTCTTGACGTATAACTGCCAGGACTTAATCGGCACAGACACGTCTCCGCTGTCGAATATCTGCCGCGTGGCCGTGATGGCTGTCAGCCTGTCCGCCCCCTTCCACTGCTTCATCAGCGCTTTGATGTCAGACGACAGACGCCCTAACTTCACCGTAGCGTCGATCACCGGCGTACCGCTCTGCTGGCTCTCTTCGATTTCAAAACGGGCGGGTGTGTACGTCTGGCCGCCAAGCGTCTTCGGGAAGAACTGCTTATCGACCAGGCGGACATAGCCGAAGGATGGATGGTAGAACGTGATGGTGTCGTACAGTCCGCGCGTCGGGCGCTGCTGCTTATACTCCCTGAAGCTCGGCATTACGGCACCCTCGGTAGTGATTCCGGATCGCGCCCGTCCGGATAACCCGTGACAACGATATCCAGCCACGAATCCCACGGCGGCGGCAGTTCAACAATGATATCGTCAAACTCGTCGTCAGCGTTGTACAGATGGTTGGCAACAACCGTTCCTGTCCAGGTTACCACCCCGCCGTCGATACTGGTTTGCACCGGCATCTGCGTGAAGTGAAGTTCCTGCAATTGCAGGCCACTGCCGCCAAGATTGATATTCATCCGGAACCAGTTCAGGCCCCGGTTGAGATAGTTCGGGCTGCGTAGCCACTGCTGGAAAGCGCGTTCCTGCGCCAGAGTGAAGATCCACGTCAGTGACCAGGTCACTTTCAGGTCGTCGGTTTGATTCTCGAAGATAGCCGGGCCGACCGCTGGCTGATCGGTCTGGAACCCGGTATCGAGAGTCATGTTTTTGCTGGCCTTCTGCGCCAGTGGCAGCCAGTCGGGATAGTCGATAATTGGCATCTAAACTCCAGGCATTAAAAAACCCGCCGAAGCGGGTTTGATTAATCAACAAGCCGGGGCCCGGATGGTGCCTCGTAAATATTGATTTTTATGTCAACGATATCGCCATTATTGGTAAATTCCAGATCTTCGCCAGCTGGCGCTATACCCTTAATTTTTGATCCATCATTTAGAGTAAAGACAAACTCGACCGCCCTGTTCGGGCATATCTTATGTGGCTTACCTATCTCGGTTGGTATTGACTGCATTTCGCCAGGCTCAATAACCACGTAAATCTCCTTATCCCTGACCGTTCGGGGTTCTTTTAACGTTGAAGTTGCTGGTTATACCCTGACTTATCGGGCCTCCATTATTCAAATCCGCGATAATCGTAGTCAGGGTAATACTACCATCTGAGTTCACAGTTCCCTGAGAATCAACAGTAGCAGAGGTGTAATTCTGCACGATATTGTTGATTATTACACCACTCCCGCTCTGCATATCCTTGTTGCTGATCACCCTGCCATTGTCGCCCGGTATCATGTATTGCTTACCGGTACTGGCCTGGTAAATCTCCGGCTTCCCTCGCTCACCGACCTGATACATGCTTCCCGCTGACACAGGTCCGCCATTGTATCTGGCCCCAGCCAAAGCCAGCCCTTGAGCAAGCCCAACGGTAGATGCAATACCAGCCATCGCAGGCGCTGAGTTTGCGCCAAAGGATGCCAGGCTGGCCAGCGCTGCGGCTGGAGCCCATGCGGCCGCCGTCGTGGTCGCCATACCGACAGAAGCAGCGGTAGAAGCTGCGCCCAATGTCTGCCCGATAATAAAGTTTTTGAGGGCCTCAACTCCAACCTGGACTAGCGCATTGACCACGCTGTTCAGCATCGTATTCCCGAGTGAACGCATAGCATCCTGCGCTGACATCGTTCCGGTGATCAGTCCAGTTATGACGTTTGATGCGTTTCCGCCAAAGGCATCCACGGCACTCGTTAGCATGCCGAAGCCGATATTCATTTGGCTTAATTCTTGCCACTGAGCATCGAGTCTTTTTTGGCGATATTGCTCCTCAATGCTAGCCCTTACAGCCTCTACCTCAGCTATTTTCTGAGGGTAGAGCGCAGCGTACTGGTTGAGTTGCTCAATCTGCTGCTGAAATTGGCTTTCAACGCTAGCCACAGGAGATGCTTGGCTTTGTAGGCTGCTGAAGTTGGACTGCGCAGCTTGCTTATCTCTTTCTGCCTGGGCTTGCTTTTTCAATGCTTCAGCAGTGTCCAAAGCCTGTGCTTTGTACTCTCTTGCCTTCTGTCGCTGTTCATCCGTTGCATCGTCACCAAGAGACATCTCTGCCCTTAGTAGTTGCTGCTCACGAGTTAATTCGCTGGTTGAACCTGCTGCAAGAATAGATTCTTGTCTCAGGGCTTCCAATTTTTCGTTTATCGAGTCCTGCGCTTTAGCGTATTGCTCAGCTTCTTTCTGTGCCGCAGACTTTCCGCCTTTCGCTTTGCTGCCTGTAGCTGAGGCGGTAGTTTTAATCTCGATCGGCCTTGTGTTAGCCGCGGTCTGCGATGCTTTGGAGACAGCGGCCAGGTCGCCAACCAGCATGGCTGCTTTATTACTCAGCCCGGCCAGCGCTTTGTTTTGCGCCTCCCAGCCATCAAGCCCAAGCCATGACCAGGTGCGCGCGCGGCGAGTAAACATTTCAGCGGTGCTGTTCAGATCCGATATCTGAGCATCTGCCGACGCCGCTTTACCCACCAGCCGGTCGAGTGCAGCAGTCATTGAGTCGATAACCGCAACCAGCCCTGTGCTTGCGCCTGTTGCCTGGTTAACAGAGTCGATCATCGACAGGAATGAGTTTGTCAGTGCGGTATTAGCCTGTGAAAGCGTGCGCGGGAGTTTCTCGAACTCTGCATTCACTGAGCCGGTTTGCTTCTGAATTGCGTTGAGGGCATCTTCTGCCGTCAGTTTCCCGTCCAGCATCAGCTGACGAAGTTCTCCAATGCTCACCCCCATCCCGGCGGCAATCTGGCGCGCCAGTTCCGGCATTTGCTCAAGGATGGAGTTGAACTCCTCAGCCCGGACAGTACCGGATGAAATTGACTGGCCGAACTGACGAAGAGCATTCGCCATTTCTTCTGCCGAGGATCCGCCAATGCGACCTATTTTCTGAAGCGTCTCGGTGAGTTGGATGATCTGGCCGTTGGTCGCTCCGGTATCGCGCAACGCCGTGCTGAGGGTTTCCCACAGCTTCGCTGTATCCTGTAGCGAACCACCCGTTGCCGAACTGATACGCATCAGGCTCTGCATTGTCTGAGAGGCTGTCGCTGCGCTACCAGTAAGCCTCTCTATACGAGCGTTGAGCTGGCTCATGTTGTCAGCAGCAACGAGGAATGCACGCCCCCAGTCAACAACTATCGATGCAGCTATGGCCCCGGCAACTTTGTTTATGCTGGTCTGGAGTTGGTCAAACTTACTGGCCGCTTTTGACGCTCCGCCACTCATCTTCTCAAGGCGCTCATTTACTTTGCGCTGGGCCTCAATCAGATTCGCAACATCCATCTGCACCTGATAGACGATATTGCCTACTTGTTCCTCACCAGCCATTGATCTTTCTCCTGTGGATTATCCCACGCAATAGCCGGGAGTTATTTCTTCGCTGCGGCCCTTCTTGCCGCCTGCTTAGCCAGAAAATCATCAGCAACTGCGCTGTATTCTTCTTTTGTTAGCCCTTTTTGGTCTGGATATTTCTCTGACAGCAACGCCTGAAATTCAGTCATGGTCAAACAACGCGCTTCATCCAGGCTTATACTGAAGTGGATCCTTGCTGCGTTGATGTATTCAATGGCGTTAAATTCTGTAGTACCGCCTGATGATTCATGGCGCTGGAGTTTTCGCGTCCTGGCTTTCCCTGTTACGCCATGCTGTAAAAGATGCTGAGCAAAGATGACAATATCTGACTGAGGCATGAGACCGGGCGAATAAGAAAGCTTTCCTTCAACCTCATCCCATTGGCCAACAATCGGCGTTAAATCTTCGTCTGAGCACGCCTGTAAAACATCCATGGCTTTTGCTAGCAGGCGATCTGAAACCCTGCGCATCGCTGGCCCCATCCAGTCAGGTAAGCCGCCAAAAGCATCTGCACAGACAGAGATTAATTTTTCCGCCTCGCGACCATGGATATCAGCGTATATCTCAACAATTTCATGCGGCTCACCGATCCTTGTCATTGCCTCGAAAGACGGTCGTAACAAGTAATCTTTTCCGCCCTCACGGCAGTCACTTATGCCTATTTCGCCAATTTCTCTTAAAGCGGCCATGATATTTCCTGATCAACGGTCATTATCAAGGCTGCCAGTCGACAGCCTTTGTAATGTTCGCTATGCGGTAACAGTGAGAACGCAGGTAGTTGAGGTGACTTTATTTCCGTCACTATCTGTGACTTCACAGCGATAGCTACCACTCGATGCGGTTGTAACACCAAGCAGCAAGAGCGTGGCTGTTGCCGCCGTAGGGTTTGCAGTTGAGTCGATCTGAGTACTGCCCAGGAACCATTTGTAGCTGTATGTAGGGCGACCGCCTGTTACGTCCACATCGAGAACGACGTCGTTGTCTGCATCGGCAGCTTTAGTCGCTGGCAAATCTTTGGAGAACGCCAAAGGCGTTGAAGGTGTAGCGTCCGTATTAACAACCTGAACAGTAGTGCCATCAGATACTTTGAACTCAACGGTAAACGTGATGATGTCGTTACTTCCGCCATCTGCTGGCGTAAGGTTAGAAATCACCATATAGCCCGAGAACTCGATTGGACCGATAGCGATACGCGCCCACAGCGTCGGCTGGCGCTTGGCATTGATCTCATCGGTGAAGTACTTCACCAGATTTCCGTAGCCGAACTGGTCAAGTTTGTCGTGTTTCCGCACTTCACCATCAAAACTGATTGTCGCGTCAGCATTGGTGATGATGTTTTCTACCCATCCCGCAGTATCGTCTGCATCAGAGGTGACCGAGTTTGGAGCGAAATCCAGCCCCTTACTGGTTCCCGCACCGAGAGCCTTCCAGTCGTCTTCTGTAGGCCGCGCGTCTGGGCATCCATAGGCCAGCTCCAGCACAGTTGCCGAGCCGAATACCCTTTCGTTGGAGTTTTGGCAATTAGCCATCTTTGACCTCTTTTATGTAAAAAAAAGGCCGCCAGATGGCGACCTTGTGTTGATGATTTTTCTTCAGTCCCCGAATTTTCTTCAGTCCCCGAAAGTGCAGGAAAACTGTAATCTCAGGACAATCCTCCCCTCCTCCGTCGTCACCGGAGTTGGGTAAGCGCCCATGTTTTCGATCTTACCCACGCATTCGTCTGCGTGAGGATTTGCCTGAACGTAATCAAGGATTGACTGAGCTGCCGTTGCCGCCGCCTGGTTTTTGTCCTTTGCACCAATCACATCGACCAGGACATAATTATCGTTCCCGAGGTCATTTCTGATGGGGGTTCCGCCATTTGGTCTGAACACCATAATCGCTTTCGAAAGGTCATTCGGGTCATTGAAATTAAGAAGCTGAACTAGGAAACCGTTAGTAAGACCGGCATCGCCAAACATGTTCCTGACTCGCTGATACATAGGAGGATTCATAAAGACATTTCCTTGGCGATCACAGCATCAATCTGTCGCTGCGTGTCTTCAAACCCTTTGGTTAAAAACTCCTTCCTGGCCGTCGCCCGGCGGAAGTTCTGAGGTACGCTTGGGTCATGGACGTATGCAGCATAGTTAGCTGAATAGCCCACCCGGCCCGTCACGCGATTGCCATTTACAGTAATCTCGCGGAACTGGCTATTTATGAGGGTTGATGTATCGATCGGGGTATAGAGCGCCGCCTGAGATCCGCCGATAATCAAAGCTGATTGCATGGCTCTAACGACCTTTCTCCCCTGAATATCACCAACCAGAGCATTAAGGTTTTTCTTCGCCTGGCTAATGCCCTTCACTTTAATGCCCATGGCTACACTCCCGTCAGGATTGCGTAATCATCCACTAGGCGCTCGAACGTGTCGGCATAGCGGATAACCTGCCGCACCTCGTCGGCACCGGCGACAACCGGGTCGGCTTCCGTCGATACGCCAATCAGCAGGTAATCACCCGCAGCCGCCAGAGCGAACTCCGTCCAGATCGTATTCTTCACTACGATTTCGGCACCCAGGCTGGCTAACTTCTTGCTGAGCCCGCCCTCGTAGTCACAGAGGATTTGCTCAGGCTCGGCGTAGCCAAGCGGGTCGCCATATTCGTCATTACCTTCCCGCTTGCGCCAGATGGTCGCCGTGGCTGTATAGCTCCAGTTCGCGGTTGCTGACACTAGATAACCCTCGTATATGACCGCCCTTGCCGGATGTGGGCAATGTTAGCCTTTGAGACGCCATATCTTTTGGCGATGGTAGTAAGAGAATCACCATCTGAAATGGCGCGCCGAATATCTCTGACCTGGTCATCAGTGAACTTTGCATGTGGAGGTGTCACTCCTGCCATGGGATTGCCTTTGCCAGAATGACGCTTCGATAACGCATCTTTCAATTCCTGGCTTCGTGGCTTAGTAGCGCAGGGTGGCACTTTCCCATACCAGCAGTTCTTTGCTCCCCGTCGACTTTCCGCCATATTCGCCTTTGATTCTTCGGTGTGAATAACCCCGAGACAGCTACCAGCGTTTGGCGCGATGTTGAAAGTCGGGTTTAATTCGCGAAAGAATCGCTGCTCGGCGGCAATAAGCTCTGACTTATTACTCACTACTTCCAGAACGGAGAAATCAAAGACACCTTTGCCATGTTTATCCCATGACTCCTGAAGGTTTCTGTTTCCATGCGTGCCTTTCCGCAGCTTATAGCGATGACTCGCCCACCGTCCTGAAATGTTAACCGTAGAGCCGATATACGCCTCGCCAGTGATGGTGTTGGTAATCTGATAGACGCCTGCAACGCCATTATAAGATGGCGCATTATGGTGCTGATGGCTTAAGATTTGATGAGCCATGAGTTACCTCCGCAATAGGTAATGATGGTTAGAGCCGGTGGCAATGTTGACGCATTCCCCGGCTCGTTAATTTTACCATTTGCTGGCTTTTTATACACCAATTCTCACTCCTTCCAGCGCAGCACCTTCGCGCCAGTCGCCCGGATGCGCGGGCAGTTGATGAACCACTCGCCGTCCGATTTCACGTAGCCGGTAGTCTCCCGCCCGGTGTCGGTCATCACCCATACGCGAGTGAAGGAACGGGGCAACCCGTGCTTAACTGATTTGTACGTCATCACTTATCCCCGCACATGCAGCCGCCCTTCCCGATCCAGATGCCAGCAAAAGCCGGTGTTGCTGTCGGGTCGGCAGGGATCAGGGAGTTAGCACAGCCATACTTATCCAGACCTCTCAGGAGATTTAAGGACCCCTTCCAGCGATCTGAGAACGACTGATAGCGGAATGATTCTGACGCCCCGCTCGGGGCGGTGTGGCTGGACACGTACTTGTCACCCTGCCCCAGAGCCATCATGCCCAACAGGTATGACTGAATCAGTAGCGCTGTAGCTGGTGAGTAGTGCTCATCAAGGCATTCCTGAATGCTATTGGCCTGCTCTACGAGCGCCTCTAAGATGAAATCAGGTAGCGTGATACCGACTGACTTCAGATATTCTTTGGCCTTTTCTGTGGTAATCATGCGGGCCTCTGATAAGCCCTCCGAAGAGGGCATAAAAAAACCGCCTTAGCGGCGGCTGTTATTCAGCAGGGAAAAGCTTTTCGAGTTCGCCATCCGGCAACAGCTCACTGAGCTTTCCCGCGCCCAGGGTGCCTTTAAACTCAATACCCAGCTGGGTCAGGCGGTCCTGAATAATCTCTTTGCGAGATTTCTCACCGGTACCGGCATCAGGTGTCGCAGGTTTCAGCTCACCACCAGCCTCGCCTTTCATCAGCCTGACGTTAGACTTCAACGCCGGGTGAAGCTCTTTCAACTCCACCACGTCGCCAACCTTCACGCCGAACCATGGGCGCACAACTTCGTATTTAGCCATGCTGTTTCCTTACGCCAGATTAGCGCCGTAGACAACGCCGGACAGGCCCTGATCGTCTGCGGTAATTTGCAGACCTTCAGCAGACATGATCTGGAAGTTGTAGTTAACGTTAGGCAGTGGGCGCGGCAGCGGAACAACGCCTACAGCCATACCCACCAGTGGTGAGATCACGTCACGGCGACGAACGTACGCAATAAACTCGTTACCGGTCAGAGCGAAGCTCATACGGATTTCTTTCACCGGCGCGAACGGCAGAACCGCCTGCAATACAGTGCCGCTTACAACGCCATTCACCACGTACGGCTGCGCCAGGTTTGCCCAGATTTCCGGGGAAACCCACATTACATCGTATGCGGCGACTTTGTTCGTGCGGGCGGTAGTACCGAATGCGCCTTTACCGAAGAACGCAAAGAGCGCGGTCATGTCGGCAGTAGTCAGGTCGATATTCGCGCCACCAGAACCGGAACCGAGGTTGATCTTCTTGGTGTTTCGGTGGTTCTTAATGCCCTGCGCCGGGTAGGACTGAACCTGAATTTTTGAATCGCCGTTGAGGTAGTAGTTGACGCGCTTCTGGTTGAACTTGCGCATCTTCGCCATCTGCGAGTCCAGCACCAGATCGATGCCCACAGAGTTCAGGCCAGCAGCATGACGCCAGTTAACACCGTAACCAGCAGTGAACACCGGAATCGGGTCGCCGTCGCTCGCGTAGTCAGTGTGGTCGAAGGAGAACGGCGCCTGACCATCGATGCTTACTGACACGTCATCGGCGATGTCGCCAACCACGTTATACAGCTTGGCGGTTTTACCGACCGGCAGCACCGTCTGAACGCCGATCAGGTCGTTCACGATTTCCATGCCGATTTCTTGATCGCGCAGCTGGAGCACCTGACGGTCAATCTCAGCCCAGAAGTCACGAGAGAAACCGCCCACTGCGTTACAGGCCAGCATATCAGCAGTCATCATCGCGCGGTTAGCCGCAATGATGGAATCGTTCTGTAGGTTCCACATGTTGCGGTTTGCCCACAGCTCATTCCAGTGCCCGCCAAGGCGGGAGTTAGTCGCCAGCGTCTCTTTAGAGAAGTACATATGTGTTTGTCCTTTTGTTACGCGCCAGCTGCGGCGACAGTGCCAACGCGCATGCGCACGCGAATGAAGTCGGTGGTGCTGGCCGCGATGGTATATTCATCCTGGCTGTAGCCGATCACTGAGTCAGTGTCGGAGGTGGCAAGGGTGAACTGACCGTCAGTACCCAGCTTAATCGGGCTGTCTTTTTTGTACGCGCCAGGCAGGCAACGTAACGCCAGCTCTCGGCCTTCTTCGACGTAGTTGCCGACAGCTGAATCACCTGCAGGGATTGATTCGGTGATGGTTAATCCCTGGTGATAACCGACATCGATGATGTACAGGCGGCCGGTTAGCGCGGTGGCCTGAGCGAATTTATCGGATGAGTTGATGGTTGCCGCAGTACCAGGAAGCAACACGGCGGCCGTGGTGCGGGTTTCGGTCTTGTACAGAGACTGACCGTCGATATTAACGCGACGATAACGTGGCATTATTCCGGCTCCTTACTTGAAGTGTTCGTCTGCGGCAGGTGCGCCGGTTTCTTTGTGCTGTTGAGCATTGTTGGCGCCCAGCGGAGCAGCTTCGCCCAGCGACTTGAACATTGCGTCCAGCGCATCACCAGAAAGCGCGTTGGCCACGATGTCGCCATGGACCTTGGCAACCGCATCACGTTTGGCTTTCTCTTCAGCGCGTGAGTTGGCGGTCAGGGTGTCAGCGAGTTGCTTCTGGTTGGCCTGTAGCGCATCAACCTTTTCCGCGAGAGGCTTAATAGCCGCTTCAGTATTGGTCGCAACAGCCTGGCCGATCATGCTGCCGATTTGTTCCAGTTCTTCTTTGGTTAAAGGCATGTCGCCCTCCGTTTTGTGGTTTGGTGCAGGCTGTTCCTGCGGTGTGAATAGAGCTTTTAGTTTGTTAGTAACGACAGCCACCCACGACTCCTGTCGTGCGACTGCGGTGCCGGTATCGTCGAAGGTGATTACCCCACCATCAGACTTGTAGCCAAACACCTCAGCGCTGCCGCCGTTGCGGATGATTACAGCTTGCGAGTCAGTGAAATCAGCAATCCAGGCGTATTCATCCGCGCCCGCCGCAAACTTCGCTTTGGCTGCGCGATCGAGACGCTGTTCGCGCTCCCTGTAGGATTCACCCACCAACGCGCCTGAATTAGCCCTCAGAGGCTGCGCGAGGTCTGCGTTGACCATCAGGCCCACGCCCTGCTCTGGTGTCGCCGCGCCAACCTCATGCAGCAGAATGGCGTCATGGTCCATGCTGTGAATCTTCGCCACCCAGTCGGCGCCGGTAGCGCGTTGCTGTTCGTTCGGTTCAAGTTGGTCGAGGAAAGCGGCCACGCTGGTATGAATCGGCGGCACGTCATCTCCACGCTCAATGGCAGCGACGCGCTCAAGTAGTTCTCGCCCGCCTTCCGACTCTTCAGCTCGAGCCACATCCACCCATTTTTCTACGTAGATACGATTGCCGGACTTCTTAACGTTACGGTTCCACGCGCCTACGTAGCCGACGTTAAGACCTTCAGGAGAGAAGGCCGACACGAACTGACCGTTAACCTGTGGATGACCCAGCGGCGCGAGCGTGCCTTCCAGCCCCTGATAGTGGGCGTTGATTTCATCTTCTGTGTACAGCCCGCCATTCATGACGACGTTCGCCGGCAGCGTGTAGCTCGGCAGCACCAGATGCTCACGACCGTTATGTGTTTCGCGCCGGATAGACTGGCTGTTCACCTTCGTGGTGATGTTGACCTGAATATGCTCACCATTTTGCGGTGCCGGGATCGGACGCTTTGCTTCGTGGTTTACCTGGAATTTCATAGGTTATTTCTCCGCCCAGGCGTAACCGCGCGCCTGCATCGATTTATATTCCTGTTTGAGTTTGGTAATGGTGTCCGGGAACTGAGGTTTGCCGTCGTCATCGACCAGAACTGACTGCTGGCTGCATTTGCAGTTGATGGAGTTACCATCTTTGCTGTACCAGTCACGCACCTCTTCATTGGTGTAAAGGTGCGCGTGACGCACAGCGTGCGTATGACGGGTTGTCGGTGACAGCGCCGAGATGTGAACAAGCAGCGTTTTCAGGCCGTAGAGGTTATTCGCCTCCTGGTCTTCATCCCACTTAGCCCTGCGCAGCGCGGTGGTCACTTCTGTACGCGCGATTCTGTTCGCCCGGCGTTTCTCGATGCCGGTCTGGTCTGTCAGGTTGCGGGCAATATCCAGCGGATTGAGCCCGCGCCCCACACCATCAGTCAGCACGCGCGCCATGTCGCGCTTAACGTCAGCTGTCAGCCCCTTCATTTCCTCAAACACACGGGCATGCACCAGCGCCATTCGTTGCTGGTATGGGTCGCTTGCGAGGATGGACGCTAACGACTCACGCCCAGCTGAGTACACTGGGGATTGCTGGCTGAGGTTGTAGAACGACTGCCCGGTCCCCTTCTCCGAAGCCAGATCGATGTACTCGTAAAACCACAGGTCGTAATCGCCACCTTCAAGCAGCACCTGATCAACCAGGTAACTGGCATCGTTCAGGATGATGGAGAGTAGCGTTGGGTTTAACTGGTATTCGTATCTGGCGTTTACTGCGAGGGAGGAAGGTATTTTGTCGAGTGCTGATTTGTACGCTTTGCCAATCTTATTCATCCGCCTGGCGAAGTCTTTCATTGACCGGCGTTCCAGCGCATCGGCTCCAGTCGGATCCTGATAGTTACGCGGCAGAATCGGTGGCTTCGTCTTCTTCGTCGCCATCCTCTTCTCCTAAAGGCTCTTCGTCATCATTGTCATAGCCCGCAGCCGTACGAATCTCTTCACGGGTGAACGCGGGTTCATCGCCGCTGCCCTGCATGGTCTGGTTAATTTCGCCCATGGTCTTGGCGTTAGTGAGCTTCTCAGTACCGGTCTGTTCGTTAAGGTCATCCCAGATAACAGCCTTCTGGCTGACTGAATCGACGATCTGCAAGTCAATAAGCTTGTCGCAGAAGTCCTCTATCTCGAAAGCGAGGTCCACTCGCCGAGACTGACAGCGATCATTAAAGTATTTCTGGTCTTCGGTGCTGGACCGCTCAGCCTGCTGGTTACCAACCAGAATCCGCGTCGGGATGTCCACCCCGGCGGCGGCTGTTTGCAGGTTTACGTTATAGGTTGGAGACGGGTCAGAAACCGGAGAAACAAGGGAGGTTACGCTGGCCCCCTGGAGAGAAAGCAGCACATCATTTCCGCGATTCATCTCGCGAGCAGCGTCATTAAATTTATCCTGCAACTCATCTACTTTAACGCCGTACATAGATGCAATGCTGCCAAAGTCGATTTCCTTGTCGAAACTAAGTGCTAACTGGCGAGCGGCGTTCTTCAGGAATGACTCACCAGACCCGCCCTCTACCTTCTCCAGGCTCACAAAGGCGTTATAAGCTGGCTCAAGGAAGCCAATAGCATCGTCTGAGTAATCACCAAGGATGAAAACGCGGTCGGGATGGATATTGACGCGGCGACTTGAACCATTCGGCAACCGTTCGGCGTACTGCCACATTTTCGGCTGACCGTAAGTCTTCGAGTTCAGCCCAGTGTCCCACTCGCTCACCGTTAGCGATCCGGCCCATGCCACGGAAACCTTCTGCAACCCTCGCCCTTTGGTAACCGGAAGGTTCCAGTCTTTTTCATCGCGGACGTGCAGAAGGATGCCTGCATAACGACCGACAAGGCGACGACGATCCGCCTCGGCAAATGAGCGCCAGAACCGGTTGTTGAACACCTGCTTTGACTTGTTTTCCCAGGCAGTTTCGTTTTCGCTCTCGTCGGCATCGTCACCCTCGATGATTTCCGGGTTAGTCTGCCAGCATTTGCCCACCAGCTTCTCAACGGCACCGTGAGCGATACCACCGCGACGGTACAGGGCATAAAGGTTTTCGTAGGTTACCTGCTCAGGGAAGCCATACTCGCACCATGCGGAATGGCGCTTATTGTCCAGCCCCATCGTCGGCGCCATCAGCCCCATACGGGCGCGAGCCATCCGCGCATCGTTCAACGCATGGTTGACGGCGAGAGTTAGTTTGTCAGTCATGGTTTGTCCGTTTGGTTAGCGAAGGCGTTTCGGAATCATCATTCCGGCCATCTGACCTTTGCGCTTAATGTGTCCGTCGAGGCTGTAGCGAATACCGTCCCAGCAGTGTTCATAGCCGTCGGCGAGTTTAGGCAAAACCTCGCCAGTGATGCGGTCCGTTTTGTACGACCACATGCGAGCCTCTCGCGCCACGTTCTTGCAGCGCGGATGGATAATGATTTCGTCGAAGCCGCGAAGATGTGCGATGCCGTCCTCAACGCTCCCCTGCCATTTCTCGGCAGCTGAGATATTAAAGCCCTGCCGTTTGAGATAGCTGATTGTCTCAGGCCGTGCTGAGTCGGCTTTAATGGGCCAGTCACGCGATCCGGGAATTGTCTCATACAGCTCTGGCATGTGGTCGAGCTCTGTCTGCTGCCCGTATGCCTCGTACTCAATGTACAGCCGGTTATGCAGGATGAACGAACGCACCAGCGTGTTAGGGTCTTTGGCGAAACCGAAGTCTGCGCCGAAGAACAGGCGATCGGCCTCTTTCCAGAGGTTGTCTGAGAACTCAGCGATCCGGTATTTCCCGGCCAGCACCTGCTTATCGGAGTTTTCGAGGTAAGCACCCTCCCACACCCATGCGTATGTTGCCGGGTCTAGGCGACGCTGATCGTTCTGCCGCTCGCCCTCAAGCACATCAGGGAACCATGGGTTATCCGTGTAGTTCATCTCAACGGTGATGCAGTCGTCGCCTGCTTCTTTGCGGAAACGCTTATCAGTGGCGCTACCGTCACGCTCCGGGTTCCACGTCACCCAAATCTCTGAGCCTTCTTCACGAACTGTTGGGCTCAGCTTCTGCCAGGCTATTTCGCTGACTGATTCAGCCTCGTCGACCCAGCAGAGCAGGATGCGCGCTTTCGACTTGATGCTGTCGAGGTTATGCCGCAGACCGCAGAACACGTAGTTAACGCTCTTGTCGATGGTGCGGATGTACTTCTCGCCGATATCAAAGTTGGAAGCCAGCCACGGTACAGACAGGATCGCCTGTTTCACCTCCTGCATACTCGACTCTTCCAGCGAGTTCATGAATTCACGCGCACAGAGCACTACGCCGCTTTCACCGTTCATCATCGACTGATACGCCTTTACGGCTGTCATCAGCGCAAAAGTGCGCGTCTTGGCACTACCACGCCCACCATGCGAGCACCGGTAACGCTTATTCTCGGCGGTGAACAGTGGCGCAAGCTTCGCTGGGATCGGCAGTTGAACGGCGTTACTCATGCTTTGGCTCAACAGGCAGTAGCTGGATGATTGTTGGCTGCGGCGTCATGCTGCCATCAGGGCTTGTATGCTCGACTTTCTGGCGATTAGTGTAGGCATCGCCCATTTCTTTGGCGGCCTGCTCGATAAGCTGCGAGGTCATGCCGTAGTTCTTCATCTTTTCAGCATTGGTCGCCATTCGGTCGAGGACACGCAACCGGTACGCTTTATTTGCGATCGGGATGTCAGCGATCTCATTCTGGAATCGTTTACGGGTAGCGTTGAACAGGTCAATCCACTTCTGGCTCAACTTGGCCGCCATTGCGTTGCCTGGCGTATATTGCGACACCTGCTGCCGTGAGACATCGATGCCATATTCAGCCTTTACAAGCTCAATGACTTTCGTGGGCGGCTCAAAGCACGCCAGAGACTGAACGATGAAGGCTTTAACCTCTGTCGATAATGCTGCCACAGGCTACCTCCATGACAATCTGAATAAAGCGTTACGCCAGCTTCAACATGCACGTCCCGCATGACCTGGCTATATCGATGTGAGCCACTTCTGCTGGCGCATTGGCCGCATCAACAAGCTCCTGTACTTCTTTGCTGGCACCGTATCGACGTACGACACCTGTGAATTCTTCGACGTCGTGGCCGCGTAGTGTGAGCACCGGCTGCCCGGTCTCTTTGTTGAACTTAGGCGCGCCGTAATCATCAGTGGCCTGGGCGATATGGTAAAGCTCATGCTCTACCAGCGCGCAGAATTCGAGGTCGCTGCATTGTGAGCAGTAATCGGCTGCCAGCGTGATGATGAACTTCGGGATGCGCCCGAACCATTCATACATCTGCTGTTCCATTCTTGCCTTCTGCCAACCACCGGCGCGGAGCATGACCTGCTCAGCCTGGCCGAGGACGTAGCGCCCCTTCTTCGCGAACGAGTCAGACGCCCACATGAAGCAGAGATCAGCCTCAAGCAGGTGTTCGTGGTCAGGGTTATGAATGCTGCCGGTATCGCTGAGGATTTGGCGGTTTATCCACTCGTGCACTTCATTGGCGGGTATCAGCCTGGTGTATGGCTGCCAGTTGTCGGAGGCGATGAAGTTAACTGGCGGATATGGCCTGCGCACGTCATCGTTAACCATGGGTTACTCCGTTTTGTATTTTACCGGATCCGCCTTCACCTTCTGGCTGATGCCGCGCTTTACGATGAACTCAGCCACCTTTCTGTAATCTGGCTCGCAACGCATCATCATGCAGAACAGTGTCAGCGTCTTGATGTAAACGGGAAGCCACCACCTGCTTTTGATTTCAACTGACAGTCTGCACGTCGCCATTGTTTTCTTCCTCTTCCGGTACTGGCGTGAACTCCACGCGCTTTACATCAGCAGGAGCGAAATACAGCCACTGGCCCGTTTCTGTCGCCAGCGGCACAAAGCCGTTAACCAGCTCAGGCTGACGTCGTGACATCTTGCCCGTGAAGGTTTCGCCTGTTTGGGTGGTTAGCGTGATTTGGTAGATATCTGACATGATTACCTCTTTGCCTTGTCGCAGCTGTTGCCCTGCTTCTCAGAAGTGCTTAGCCACTTACGGCTTACCCGTCAGCAAGATGTGATCACCATCCTTGCGGGGTTACACAGATCATTATCGAAGCCCCTCAGTGAAGAGCTTCTGTAATGCCTACAGCAGTGGACTGCATAGCGCGCCGGTATTGCGAGGGTGACGGCCAAAAACGTTAATCTTCTCTCGAACGGTTTCGCTGCACATTCGCTCTACGATTCGCCAATCAGCATTTTCAGGTGAGGCTTTCACAGCGACTGCGGAAACAACACGCTCTACCACCCGGCGCAACGAGAATGCCGTGCGACTGATGATGTCGCTGGTTAGCGAAAAGGACGCGATAAACGCCCAGCACCCAGAAAGGAAAGTGGAGATGCGCGGGTAAAACTTAGCCATGTATTACTCCTGTTTGGTGGTTTTCAGTGCCCGGTTATTTGAGGCACTGCTCTTTGATATAGTCCTGCATGCCGCGAATCATTTTGTCAGCGGTTGCGATTCCGTCCCGGTGATCGAAATAATTCCGTCGAGCGTCTGGAGTAAGTTCGGGGGTTCCTGCATCATCCACGCCGGTGGCGGAGGTGGCTTTTGACACTCCAGGGCAGGTTGCGGCGATGCGCAGCCGTTTAACGCCAGAATCGACATCCCGACGCAAATCGTTAATGGTTTTTTTCGCATCGGACAATTCCTTCGTGTATTTGGCATCCAGCGCAGCGACATCGCGCTGGCGGGTCTGCATGTCTTTAATGGTGGCGTTAGCCAGGCGGAGGTTCTTGGTGGCTTTGTCGCGCTGGTCTTTGTAGGTGATGGCATTATCGCGGTAGTGGTTCACGAAGAACGCCAGCACACCGATTAACGCCACCACCAGCAGCTGCAACCCGTAACGCTTAACCAGTGCGCTAATCACGACAGGAACAGAGCGCGCTCCGCCTCACGCCGACGGGTCAGCCCGTTCAGGACCTTACCACCCGCTTTATTCCAGCGCAGGAACTCATCGGCAGCGCCAGCGTAATCTCCGGCGTTGAGTTTTCGCAGGAGAGTAGATGTCGACAGTGACCGGGCGCCGAGGTTGTACGTGAACGACACCAGGGCGTCGAATTGCCCCTGAGTCAGGCCAACCTTGACCAGGCGGGACACGTCGCTTTCGTAGCTGACCAGTCCGGTCTTCAGCAGACGTTCTGCCGTTTCCTGCTTAATCGTCATCCCGGCGCGGATCGGTTTACCGTCGACAGGCTGAGTCCAGCCGTAGCCGATCGTCCACACCCCGACGCTGTCCTGGTAGGCCACGAGCTTGCAGCCTTCAAACGCTTTTATCAGGGCAATGCCTTTATCACTGGTTTGCATTCTTCATCCCCGTCAGGCGTTCCCAGAAGTACGTTAGCGCCACGGAGCCCATCGCTCCGCTAATGCCAGACGTAACCAGAATCATGTAAAGGCTAAGCCCGCTTTCAACGCTGATCAGGCCACCAATGAGACCGGTAAAACCGGACACTGCAATTTGTGCCAGCGCGTTGATCCAGCTCCAGGTGGCTTTGTTCTGCTTCACGTCAATAAGGTATCGGACCAGGCCGCCCCAGCATGACAGGGCAAGGACAATCAGCCATGACACTCCGGCAATGCTTTCTTTATCTTGCATACGTTTAGCCATATCACCTCCGAAAAACGGGGTGCTGTTTGTGTAGTGGGGAAAGGCCGTCAGACACGATAGCTAAGTGGCATCTGGAATTGATTGTCTGCGGCCTGAATAAAAAACCCGGCGACAGGCCAGGAAGATGAGGGTAAGGCAATGTCGGCTCTATGGCCGAAGGGTCCCAGGTAGTGGGTTTGGGTCGCCCGTCTGGATTCGAACCAGCAATCATCCAATTATGATTTGGGAGCTTTACCGCTTAGCTACAGGCAAATAAAAAGGCCGCCTAAGCGACCTGTCTGTTGAGTTGCACCTTCACCACATTTTGAGCCCACGTAAAAAGCCTCTTAGGCCTTCAGCGTGCCTCCTGTAATGCGATGTGCACTCATCGATAACATCATGAGCTGACACAAAGCGAAGCGACTTACAACCGACCTCTTTGTGCAACTTGTTTTTGACGTTGAATATTCGAACACTAAAAGCATCATCCACCTTTCTGATTTCGTAACGATAGGTGATGTTGTTAGTGCCGCCAACATAAAGCTGGAAGTTCTTCATGATGAGGCCTCTCTGTTTTCACTGGAGGCCATATTTTACATAAGTAAAAAAAGATTATTAACTTTTAAAGACCACTTGGTTTACATAAAGCACAAAAAACAAAGCCCCGCACGATGGCGAGGCTCTTAATTCTTTGTCGACCTACGAAGCTATGGCGACGATATCAGATTTACATGAAATATATGCGTTTCAGTTCGGTTTTGCAAGAGTTGCGTGCGAATTTGTCGCCTTTTGTTGTGAACGTGATCGCGTTACTGATATAAGCGCATCGCTATCGAGCCGCTTAAAGCTGTTACGCATTGCCAGCCAGTGAGGCAGATACGTTTCCGTCCAGGTGGATTTCGCCACGCCCGCCAGCTCCGCCAGCGCCTGGTATTCGTAAGTTTGCCGCCCTGCCAGCTCAGCTTTGACGTCCTGCGCCGCCAGCCATATCAGTTTCTTCAGGCGCTCCATCGTCTTGCCGGCCACCTTCTTCGCGCCGAGCTGTTCCCGAAACTCTGCCCATGCCCACTGGGTGATAGCCACCTGGTACTCAAAGCGAATATTCTCGCTGTAGTTCCAGAGCAGCCATGCCTTCTGATGCTCTTCCAGTGACAGCACGGCGCGGCGCCATGACGCGGTACCGAATTCTACCGGGCCCACCAGCGCGATAGATGAGCCTTTGGCACGTGACTGACTGCCGCTCATCGGCGGCCCGTCCGGGTTGACCATGCGCTGCTTATCCTTGTCGAATACCTTTTTCCGGCCCCGGCTGCGCGCCGTCGCGGTGAATTGCGCGTTCTCGGCGAAAGCTACCAGCTGCCCTTTCGTCGCTCCGCTCAGATCTGCGGTCGCCACAATGAGCTGCTGACGTACGTATTCCAGTTGCTGACTGTTCATGCGGCTTCCTTCTGAGGCTGATTGGTTTTGGTCTGGCTGTGCTTTGCTACTGGCGGCAGGTTGGCGCGCTTAACGCTTTCGGCCTGGTACTTTTCGATATCAGCTCTGGTCATGATTCCACCACTCCCGTGCTGACTTTCTGTATTCAGGGTTATCTGTCTGACAGATAATTTCCGCTCGATCGCCGCTTATCAGCTCACGAGCTTTCGCATATAGCCTTTCTCTTTTAGAAAGCTGCGTCGTTTCATACCAGGTGCTGGCAACGAACTTTCTCGCTTCAACTGGAGTGAATGTCTTCACGCTGCCTCCCGCTGTTTCAGTGCTTTGAGCTTGGCGCGGTACTCATCGCGGATCCGGATGAAGTCTTCCCGGCGGTAGTTGGTCATTTCGTGGGGGCCATTGAGCCAGTCGACGTAATCCTGCCCGTAACGAGCGACCAAACCAGCTTCGTATTGCTGCGCGACCGTCGCCTCTTTGGCGGTGTACTTGCCGGCCCCGGCATTGCAGGATTTGCACTGCTTATGGGCGTTACGCTCTTCAAAGCGCAATTCAGGGTTAGCGCCGACCGTTTTGAAGTGGCCGCAGTCCCACTGGCCGCCATGCAGATCGGGAGGATTAGTCTCACCGCAGCTGATGCATGGCAAATCGGCATCACGCGCGCGGATGTAGGCATTGAATGCCTGCTGAGCCTGCGCTTTGTAGTAACCGGCAGGCCGTAGCTCTGCCAGACGTTCCTTGCGGCGTTTGCGCCCGGCCTTCTCTGCCTCTTTCTGCTCCTTGATGCGCTTAGCGGCGGCTTTCACCTTCTCCTTCTCGCGTTCTTCCATTGCGAGGATTGCGCCGTGCTCCGGGCAGCACCAGCGGATCCGGATGTCGTGGAATTTAGGCACGAAGTATTCACCACACACTTTGCACTTGCGGCGGGATGGTTTACGCACGTTTCCTCCTCGCCGCGAGACGCAGCCATTTCTGATCTACCAGGGGGGCGGTGTAGCCTTTCATAGTCTGGATGTCGGAGGGCTTAATCGCGGGCTTGCGCTGGCGGCGCGCCGGAACGCGGAAGATTTCGTTTGTGATGACGCGGGAAAGTGGAGTAGACATCAGGCCTCCTGCTTATCGCGCAGTTGCTGGTACTCGCAACTTTGGGGAATGGTCAGGTGGCAGCCGATATTCATCGCCCAGGCTTCGACCTTGCACAGGAAGATGTACATTTCGCCCGTTTCCAGCTCTGCCGTATGACGTAGGGATTGGACGGTGGTGACCTCGCCAGACACGACGTCTACACGGTCCTTGCTTTCGTAGCCGAGATAGGTGTGCTTCATCGCGTCTTTGACCCACTCAGGCGTAGCGAAGGTCTTGCCGCGGGCGATGAGGTACTCGCTAATTTCCGTGTACCACATGTGGCTGAGCGCGTTCTGCGACAGGCTGCGCTTCTCGCGCCACGGTTTGACTTGCAGGCGGAAGCATTGCCCGGCATCCAGCAATGGCTGAATCTGCTGGCCAATGGCCGCGAAGTTGCCGCGATGGAGTTTGATGCCGTCTACTGGCAGAGTCATACGGCCTCCTTAACGGAAACCGCAGAATGCAGAGAATCGCAGGTGCATTTCTGCATCTGTGAAAAGGTGAGGATTTCAGATTGTGGTCGCATTTAAGTCCCCTTAAATGCGCAGAAGTCACCAATGGGTGTTCAGGCCATCAGCAAAGAAAGTATGGACGGTTGATTCAACAAAATCAACTGAAGAGAAAGGCCTCCGAAGAGGCCTGAATTTTGTGCGTCAAAGCGGTTTTACGTCGCGCTTAGCCTCGGGCCGATGAATGCGGATCGTCATTCCACTATGGGTGGTGATCACCATGCTATCCCCAGGATTGATATCAGCCAGATCAAAAGCCTCGTAAAACGAATCCATAGCTAGGGTTTTCTCGTCTTTCCAGTTCCACCAGCGCCAACAACGGCGAAACAGAAAACCAATAAACCAGCCATACGCTTTGGCTACGAGGTAAAACCATGCAATCACCATCGTTGCGAAAAACAACCAGTCCGTTGCGCTGAAGCCTTTGAATGCGTCCATCACTTCACCTCCTTCTTCGCAAGCTCCTGCATGGCATCGACGTAGCGCTCCATTCCTTTTGCGAGCGCCTGAGTCACCTCCTGCTGCGGTGATGCTGCTATCATCCGGCGATACACATCGTAAGTTCCGAATTGTTCATCACCAGCCTCAAGCATTTCATGGGTCGGCTCAACCGGCACCAGCACCCAACCATCCGGAATCACCGGAGAGTTGCCATCAGCCTTTTTCTGCAAAATATCCTTCATGCTCTTTACTGTTACCGTAAGCAGGTCGATATCAGTTACTTTTCCGTGAACGATTTCAGTAATACGCTCGACGATAGTTCTGTAGTCTTTTTGGTCTGCACCCTGAAGCATGGCGGCGCGGACAGTTCGGGCAATGCGTTCGCGTAGTTGCTGCGTGCCGTGGTACTCGACAGCGATATCGCGCAGCTCATTTACCAGCTCACGAATCTGATGGTCTTTCATTGATACCGGCGCTGGAGGGGCTGTGTAGACCGGTACGTAAACCTGAGCATCGGTGTCGGCACCAGGCTGCTCTTCAAGCGTAAATACACAACCTGTAAACTTGTTCATGTACCCCACAGGCTCCGCTTCGAGCGATGCCAGCGCGATACGCGCCAGCTTGTGTACTTCCCACTGCTCTGCATTGGCCTGGCAGTCGCTGCCCTCGGAATTGAACTCAAGAAGATTGGTAATGCGCTCTTGGGTGAATGTCATGGGTTAGTCCTCCCTGTCAGGCGCTCACGGAGCGTTAATTTGCGTGGCAATCTTTCGTGGTCGGCAATCTCAACTACGGTACAGGCGCATTTATCGAAGGTACTTTCTCTCTTATGCTTCAGCAGCACCGCTTCGTTGTAAGCCGACTCCTTATCAGTTGCGCTCAGCTCATGCACATCAAAGCCTTTGCTATCGACGAACCACCCGTGAATAACTGCGATAAAACGAGCCATATCAATCTCCTTTCCAAGCTCTATCTGTTATCGAACTCTCGTAGCGATGAATATCACGCTTACCTGCAATCAGCGTCTCCTTAGCGTCACTGCCATCGCCGAGGTAAACTGGTCTGCCACTCAAGGTATTCTGAGATTGTTTTTTTTCAACATCAGACTTCATGAGTAATTCACTAAGTTCAGCAATGCTCTCCTCTGCGACCTCTAGTTTTCTCCTTAACGCCTCGCTACAACCCTCGGCTTTTCGGATTGCTAACTCAAAGTGTTTATTCAGCGCATCTGCGGATTCCAGCTCATCCAGCAGCGCCAGCATTCGCTCAGCGATATCCACTTCGTCAGGGAATTCTTTTTTCCATGCCTCATTCAGCAATTTGCAGCTGACAGGATTCATGCTGATACGCTCGACCATCAGCGTGGCCAGCTCTATCGTCTTTGCTAAAGAGCTTTTGTCGATGTTGCTCATTGGGCGGCCTCCTGCTTCTGCTTGTTGTATACAGCCCAGCTCAGAGCATCGAGCTTGTCACGGCCTGCTTTGTCGTACATGTGGATACCATCGATACAGGCGTGCTCCTGCTTAACCTGCTCTTCGAGAGCGCTTATCTCTTCGTATGACAGGGTTGCCAGTTTCAGGCGATTCCAGCCGAAGTTACAGATGCGTGTCATGACTGCACTCCTTTGCGAATCCCGCCTTCTGGTTCATCCCCTTGGCGAACGCCGATGGCGAAGCTACGCAGCCCCTGCTGCACCCATGTTGAAAATTGATCGCTTTTGGCTGCCATCTCCACACCCTGCGCCCGCACTTCAGCCAGGAAAGCGTCGGTGGCTGGGGTTTCGATTTCTGGCTTGGCATATACCGGCCAGCAATCAGTTCCATCGGAGTTTTTGTGTCCTGCCTCGTCATGAACATCAAGATATTCACCGCATGGGAGCGGGTCTTCCCAGGTTGGTGGAATAGCGTGCCAGGATAGATATGCTTGAGGCTTATCAAACGCACCCTTCAGCCCCGCATTCTCCGCAGCCAGCGCCGCGCACTTGGCTTCAAGTTCTTCGTATGTTGGTTTCATGCGGCAGCTCCTTCAAATTGGTAAGAAATTTTAATTCCCAGCTTTTTAGCCATGGCATGCTCAGCGACGGCACCTTCCGACTCTTGCCACCCATGCAGCATGTGAATGGCGTCGGCGCAGCGAAGCATCGCCAGGCAGATGTCCATATACTCACGCTGAGATAAACCATCCGGGAGCGTGGCCGGATTTAATGCCACATGACCACCTGATAACATCTGCTGTGCTACTGCGTTAAACATCGGACGGTTGTAGTTTTCGTAACCCGTCATTGGTCCTGCGATGTAAATTTTCATACCCCTGCCCTCCCGTACTTGTCTGATAACTCGCCCATTTGCCTGTGGATTTCCGCAAGGTCACACCCTGAGCACCCCAGAGCTTCGGCTATGAGTTCTTCCTGTTCTTTGGATGGCCCCGCTTGGAGAATCTGATTAAGTTTCCTGTTCGATACGCCGCAGTGCTTGGCGATGCTGATGAGCGTTACACCGTTACCCTTCGCCATGGTCCTAACCATCAAGCGATAATCACTCCATTCGCTCATGCCCCTACCCTCCCCCAAACCATCAATACCCTTCTCATCGCCGGACTGTTGCGGCACTCCTGGCAGATCACGTTTGTCTCTGTGCGCTGCACCAGCTTCGAATTACCCTTCGGCATGGCAGGTATGGTTTCCGGTGCGTATTTCATGCCGTAGCTGGTCAGCCGATACAGCCGCTGGCCGTGCTTGCCTTCGAACTCGATCAGGCCGTCTGCAAACAACGTGCTTAGCGGGCCGGAAATCTTTTTGGTGGTCATGCCGATCATGCTGGCAATACGAGCACTGTTCAGGCCCGGGTTATTACGCAGGGCTGCAAGAATCTGCCCACGGATTGTTATGGTCATCTCACACCATCCCGTTTGACTTGTTGCGGTTGTACTTGGCCTGAAGCAGCTGGATCGGCGTCGGCCCGTGCTCGGCAGCCGGTGCTGCAATTGCCCGGCGTACAGGCGGCACTGGCTTACCCTCAGTGACGCGCTTCTCCCACATGTCCAGCAGATCGCCCGCCTCGCGAGCCAGCTCCCCATGCGTTAACTGACGCTCTGTGCTGCGGTGGCGCAGTTCAACGCAGATGTGGTACATGACCGGCTGCGACCAGGGGAATTGTTCGCTGGAGGTGAATTCGAACGAACGGTTACGCCAGTCCCAGTATTCGGCGATCACCTGGTCAACGGTTATGCCCAGCGACCCGCCGCTCTGTTTGCACCAGGCGACAAACTGGCCCGGCGACGGAAGGAATGGGCGTACCTGGCTGCGCGCTACACGCATGCCGGCATCGACCTGAGCCATGGTGTGGATCCCGTTCTCCTGAAACGCCAGCAGCCACTGACGGCGAAATTCGTCCAAGTCACGCTGTTCGCGGAAGTTCGCCATGCTGGCCGGGAACGCGGCACGCAGCTGGTTGAACAGTCCGTTGAATACCTGCGCCACCTGCTCTACTGGCGCACGCTCCTGGTACTGCTCTGGCAGGTTATGGGCCATGCGGCTCATCTGCTCGCGGTCGTGGTTACGCATCTGCTCTGCAAGAGAGTTCATCGCATCACCTCATAGGCCCAGTCAGTGTTGTTGAAGTCCAGATCCGGCTTAGCGGCGCGATGCTCGCCACCAGCATTTCGCTGCATTGTCAGCTTGTCCCACTGCTTACGCAGGCTTTCCGGGCTCAGAATGTTGGTCTGCCAGAAGTGGTGTTTGCTTGCCCAGTCATACAGCGCGCAGATGTCCTGGTGCGACCGGTTATCTATCTGGCGCATCAGGCGAACGGTGTTAGACCAGGAGGTCATGTCCGGGGCTTTGCAGGTTGGGTTAATCTGCTTCACCCTGGCAGATATCCATTGGGCGGTTTTGAGGTCTTCAGCAGAGCCCCACTTCGCACCGGATGGCGTGTAGACCTCAGCTTCAGGATGAGCTGATAAAAATTTCTTCAGACGTGCGTCAGAGGATTCGTCAGAATTCTCGGACGAAGATCTTTTAATACTGTTCTTGTTCTTGTATTGGGTGTCTACCGTTTTCGGGAAGGTTATTCCTGATTTCGGGAAGGATTTTCCCGTTTTCGGGAATTTTCTTCCCGTTTCCGGTTTGTCTAAAATCCAGGCTGAAAGGTCAGTGTTTACACCGACGATTTTCATCATGCCCTGCTTCTGTGAAAAGATGATTTTGCGTTCTGCGAGAGACTTAAGCGCGTCCGATACATGCGTATCGCTCAGGCCCGTAAGCTCGGCAATAACCGTATTTGTCACGCGGTCCTGTTTCTTGTTCCAGCCGTAGGTAAGCCAGATCACCGCCTCAAAACATTGCCATTCCCGGCCTGACAGTCTCAGGCGAGGCTTAAGCTGTTGGATCTCGTTAGCGACCTTGGTATACCCGTTCGACAGGTCGGCCATACGACCTCCCGGTTGTTCGGTTTTATTTGGGAAATTGATTATTTCAGCGGTGTTTGACATACTTACTCCCGTTACTTGGCGTAACACAGTGTTTGGAAGGCCTTTGAAGTGACCGCTTCAAGGGCTTTTTCTTTTCTGGTGCCTCTCACATAACCCCCAGCATCGACGTAACCATCGTCATCAGTGGGCCTACCTGCTCCGGCATGAGGCGGAACAGCGACGCTATACCCTCGCTTACCTCTTTCAGCTTCTGATGTTCTGGAGCGTCCAGCAGGACAGCCTGTTTAGCTTCGGCACACTCTTTCATCGCGGAGGCGATCAGCGACATCGTGTCGTTCTGTGGCGCCAGGCGGTTGCGGTACTCCAGCGGCAGGACGGCCAAGATTGCCGGCGTCAACTGGCGCACGTTCTCGCGGTACTGCTCAGAGTCGAAACGGTTATCCAGGAAGCGAAACAGTTTCTGGCGCGCCCTGCTGATGTCTTCCGGGAAGCTGATGGCGGTCCCGCCCTGCTCCCGGTATTCGTTGATGATCAGCGCCGAGACCACGTCCTGATTGTCCAGCGCCGACGACCATGACCGGACCGCATCGCGGATCTTTTCGTGGTCTGGCGCCGCCTTAGGTTGAGCGCGGTTTATCACCGCTCCCGGGTGTATTCCGGTATTGTGTTGATACGCAAGTGAATGCATTGCTTTCCCTTTCGTGGTTAGGGCCGCCAATCAGGCGGCGTTATTTTTTGGTGGAAACAATGCATCGAGAGATGTATTGCTCCCAAGCTTATTCATCGCCTCAACCAGGCGGCGGCACGAATCCAGGTCTGGTGCTCGTATGCCAGCTTCATAGTTAGCAAGGCGGGACTGGTTCCAGCCGCACGAACCTGCTAACTCTGATTGAGTGATGCCAAGCTTCTTACGTTCGTTGGCGATATTGTTCATGCTGATCCTTTCAAGAATGGTCACTCAGCATCATTAAACACAATTCGTGATTATTAATCAACACAAATCGTGAAAAGCATTTCAACACGTTACGTGATAAAAATATGCGTATGAAAAAAAATGAATCTATAGCCAGCAGAATTAAGCGTATTCGTGAGTCAAAAGGCCTCTCTCAGAGGGCTTTGGCTGATCTTTGCGGGTGGGCTTCGCAATCACGCATAGGAAACTATGAGGCGGGCACACGTAGTGTGAGCGTTGATGATGCAGAGGTTATCGCCAAAGCTTTGGGTATATCCGCCCCTGAGCTATTATTTGGGGATGACTTTGTCGGACATTACAAGCCAGGAGCAAAGTATCCGTTGATTAGCTGGGTAAGCGCAGGGGCGTGGTGTGAGGCTAATGAGCCATATACTCTGAAAGACATAGAGGAATGGTATGAATCTGACGCTCATATAGAGGGAACGGCTTTCTGGTTGCGTGTTCAGGGTGACTCTATGACATCATCCGTTGGACTAAGCATCCCTGAGGGTATGATGGTTCTAGTCGATACCGGGAAAGAACCAGTAAATGGAAGCCTGGTAATAGCTAAACTTACCGACGCTAATGAGGCGACATTCAAGAAGTTGGTTATCGACGGCGGTAATAAATACCTCAAAGGCCTCAATCCGCAGTATCCCCTGATCCCAATTAATGGTAACTGCAGAATTATTGGTGTTGCCATTCAAACTATGATGAAGCTTTGAAGACCAATTAGGATGGAACTAGGAATGAAAAAAATAATTTTGGCTTTGGCAGTTTCCGCGCTGTTATCTGGATGTGTTATGAAGAGCACAGCCCATGCTGGAAAAGACTTTGATGAAACAAAGATTTCTCAAATCGTTAGTAAGCAGACTACAGAAGCAGACCTTCTCCGCTTGATGGGTGAACCAGTGAAAAAGGAGATCGTTAGCGACAATGAAGTTAAGTGGATCTACGAATACGTAACTTCTAATGCAGCCGTAAGAATGTTCTCCACTAAGCCAAAAGTCGATGTTTCGAAAAAGGTTCTTGAGGTGTTGATCCGAGATGGCGTCGTTGTTAATCACGCGTATACAAACCCAGGGACCACTACATACAAGTAACCTCTCCAGAACCATCATCATGATTGAAGCCCACTTAGGTGGGCTTTTTTTATGCCTGTCGAAAAATAAATTTCCATAGAATTCAATAACAACACAATTTGTGTTCAACTATAATCACATTTCGTGTTGACTACATAAACACATTCTGTGATTATCAACTCATCGAAACGAAACATCGACAGCTGAGCGAAGTTAGCCAGCGGCGGACAGCAAGTCGCCTGCTTCTTTAACAAATCAGACTGAGTGACAGGCAAGCCGTAGCGCTCCTGGCAAAAAGAAATGGCACCCGATGGGATCGAGGTAAGCACTGAGTCCGTATGCGTACGGTAGGTGTAGAGGACCACCCTGCGATGAGCTGATAAGTCACTCAATTTGAAACGCTCCGATGATGGGGCGCTGATTCAACTTAGAGGAGCGATCCCAATGAAGAACTAAAGCGGACAGACCGCACCTTGATGCCTAATCAGGCAGCGTGACGACGGCGTTAATACGGTCGGGTTCCCAGGGCGGCGTAGTGAGGGAAAGGAGGCGTAAAGCATCACTGAGTAACCGGTTAGCGCCCGGTTAACGCGTAAGCAGCTTCAAAAGATGACCGGGTGACCGGCGCTGGCCACTGCGAGAGTGTGGCGAAGTGCTTTGGGATTGGATGAATACGCAGGCTGATGCGCACCGAGATCGCAACGTAAGCCGCTATGCGCAGTGATAGATGGTATGCGCGGCGTATGCCGTACAAGGTCTGGTTAGTGCCATCCAGAAAGCAGGAAGAAGTCAGCACCTGCCATCCAATCGCCAAAGCATTTCGAAAGTTCCTGGCTAGCCGCTGCCACCCTTTTCGACGCGGCACACCGTATCGGAGGAGTTATGTAACAGGCAACAGTGACGACTGAAAACCAACATTCAGCCCCGGATTATGCCGGGGCACACCGTGGAATGTTTTGGGCTGGCAGACGGTTATCAGCTAGTTGGTGAGGTAATGGCTCACCAAGGCGACGACGGCCTTCCCTGCTTCATTGTGGGGAGCCAGCACCAAAGCATTTCTCCCGCATAAGCGGGTAACGACAGAGGGTAAGGGTATGTGTAAACGAATTGATGGGGAGATTATCCGGGGCGTCATTAACGATCCTCGACTCTTCTCAGGAATCGAACGTGTCAGAAGCGGCAGAGTTCAGATGTTTGGAAAGCGGATTGTCCAGGGTGGAAAGTGCATCCAGGAATGCGACTTTGAAATCACGCCACCAGAAAGGAGTTGGTACTCAAAGGAAATTGATGGGGTTTGGCATTGGGTTGAGGGTTGTGATCATTGTAATGGCTCACCTATTAAATGGGCCTATGCTCGCTGTGACAAGCATGATGTCTGCGTTGATTGCGGTGTAGATAGAGAGCGTGCAGCTAAATCTCCAGGCATTGATGGAATTGGTGCTGTTTGGGGTTGCAGTGACGGATGGCGTTGCAATGACTGTCAGGAACAAATTAACAAAAAGCGTCTTGCAGAAGCAGAGGCGCGGATCGTTCCTGATGATGAATATGATGAGATGGATTTTTGGCACGAAGATGAGGCTCGCTGCCCATGGTGTAAGGCTGAAATTTCCACCGATGAATCATACGACGCCTGCCAGGAAGAGCATCAATGCCATGAGTGCGAGCGCCACTTCAAACTGACGGCGGAGCACTCCGTGACTTGGACAACAATTCGAGCAATCAAAGCCGCCTAACCAGCGGCTTTTTTCATACCCAAACGGGTTCAAAGAGCCTGTTTCGTTATGACAACCGGCGGCCATCCACCGCCCATTAGCGCAGAAGTCTTGTATTAACCGTTCCGTTCGCCGCGATAAGGCCAAGAGGATTTATGAGCAATAAAGAATACGAACAGGCGTTTCCAACCCGAGATGATAATTACGACTCCAAATACTCTGGCCCGGGCATGACGCTGCGTGACTACTTCGCGGCGAAGGCTATGCAGGGAATCATCAGCAGCGAATGCAACTATGGAGCGTTTAGTGATTTAGCAAGCGATGCATACAGCATTGCCGACGCAATGCTCCGCGCCCGGGAGGAATCATGACAGTCACCCACAACGGCAAGCAGTACACAGCCAAAAAGCTCAACGATAACGAGTGGCAGCTGACGTCGGTATCGGCACCGCGTGAAAAGCTGGTACTTAACCGCTGGCAGATGCATATCGCTGGCCTCCTGGAACAGGTTGAGGTGAAGGTATGATTGGAATGCACTACGGCACCGCATCAGTGCCGCGTAGCGAGGTTTTACCGGGCACTATGCTGCAACACCACGGCAAAACTTATCGCGCCTCTGCGAACGTTGAGAAAGGCCTGTACGCCTTCAACATCTTCGAAAAAACCATCATCAAAAGTGACTCCGTTGTTGTGCTGCTGAATGAGCGCGGCGAGCCAATGGTTCACTGATACCAACCACCCTATTCAACCGATCGGCCTGGCATTACGCGGGCGGGATCTGCACATCCAAATTTCAGGAGAAACCATGAGCGAAGTAATGGACTTAACTGTCATCGAAATCAAGCCGGAACAGGCGCCAGTGCTTTACGTAGCGGGCGGCCTTGACGCTTACCTCGAGCAAATCCGCCAGGCAGTAAACGAAGTTCCGGACCTGTCCACGAAGAAAGGCCGTGACCGAGTAGCCTCTCTGGCGGCGCAGGTGTCCCGCAGCAAGACGGCAATCGAAAAGCCGGGTCGTGAGTACCTGAAGCGCCTGAAAGAAGCTGTGCGCCCCGCTGAGGCCGAAATTAAGCGATTCGTTGATGCCTGCGACGACCTGCGCGACGCGACCCGCCGCCCTCTAACCGAATGGGAGGTCGAGCAGGAGCGCATTAAGGCTGAAGAAGCCATGAACGCTCTGCACGCCGAAGCGCTGGAAATGAACATCAAGTTCGATCAGGAGCTGGCGGCCAAGTTCGAAGCAGACCACGAAATGGCTCTGCTGATGAATGAAAAGTTTGACCGTGACCGCGAAGAGCAGCGCCGCCTGGCGGAACAGGCTCAGCGTGAGCACGAAGAACGCATTAAGCGCGAAGCGGCAGAACAGGCCCGCCGCGATGCCGAAGCGAAGCACAAAGCGGAGATTGAAGCCGCAGCACGCCGTGAAGCTGATGAGAAAGCACGTGCAGAAGCTGCGGAGCGCCAGCGCGTCGAAGCGGAACAGCGTGCAGCTCGCGAGAAGCAGGAAGCAGAAGCCCGGGCGGAACGCGAAAAAGCCGCGGCAGTGGAAGCTGAGCGCCTCAAGGCAAAACAGGCAGAAGAGAAACGCCTAGCCGAAGAGAAGCGCATCGCAGACGAACAGGCAAAGCGCGAAGCTGACGTAAAGCACCGCAAGACGGTCGGCACCAACATCGTTAACGCGCTCACCAGCAATACCAGCTTAACCCGCGAACAGGCTATCGAAGTTCTTACCGCTCTAAAAGATGACCTGATCCCCTGCGCGAAAATTCATTACTGAGGCAACCATGAACGCATACCTAACTTACGACCGCATCGAAGATCGGCGATGGGCTGAGCAGCAACTCACCGACGAAAAAGAGAAGTGGATCGACGACCGGGCGCAGCAAATTATCGACATGATGCCAAAAGAGCCGTCCGGCATCTTCCACTTCACGGTCCCGATTGACTCCAGCCCGTACGAAGGACTTCGCAGTGATCAAGCTGGCGAGGCCTACAACGATTTCATTTCAGCAGTTGCTTACGCCCAGGCGGAATACGACTGGGGCACCGTACCGGCTGCCCGTTTTAAGGATGCATGAAATGTCTGAATCTAAAACTCACTACCGAAAAGCTTTTGACTCCCCTTACCTGAGCAGCGCCGACATCGTTGAGCCAACGGTGCTGACGATCGCCCGGGCAACGTTAGAAAACGACAAAACAAAAAAATCCAAAGACGTTTTTAACACTGCTTATTTTGAAGAGCGCGAGCTGCGCCCCGGCGAAAAGCTCAAGCCGATGATTCTGAATGCCACCAACAGCAAGATGCTGAAAAGCATTACCGGCTCGCCATTCCTTGAAGATTGGGTTGGCGTAAAGGTCACGGTCTACGTCGATAAAAATGTCCGGTTCGGAAAGGAATCGGTTGAAGGCCTCCGCTTAAGCCCGGCGCGCGTTACAAAGCCGGTGCTTTCGCCGGATAAAACGCAGGCATGGAATAACGCTAAAGCAGCATTCAAACGCGACGGCAACCTTGATGCAGTGCTGGCGAGAATGGATATTTCTCCGGAGCATCGCCGCCAGCTTGAGCAGGAGTGTTCATCATGATCTGGCACGACGTCGAGCAAAATGGTGAAGAGTGGGACGCTCTTCGCCTGGGTAAGGCCACCGCGTCAAACTTCGGCGTGATCATGGCTAATGATGGGAAGGCTTTTGGTGAGCCAGCCAAGCGTTATGCCCTTCAGCTGGCTCTTGAGCAGATTAAAGGGTGCAAGTCTGAGTTTGGCTTCTCAAACGAGCACATGGAGCGCGGGCACGAACAGGAGCCAATTGCCCGCATGCTGTACGAAGAGATGAACTTCGTCGACGTGGATAACGGTGGATTCTTTGATCACGAAACATACGGCGACAGCCCCGACGGCCTCGTTGGCCAGGACGGGCTAGTTGAGATTAAGTCGGTCATTGCCGCCACCCACTACTCCACCCTCACCCGCGGCTCCTTCGATCCGGCATACAGATGGCAACTGGTCGGTCACCTTGATTGCTCTGGCAGGGATTGGGTGGACTTCATCAGCTACTGCTCAGACTTCCCGGACGGTAAGCAGCTCATCGTCTATCGCCTTACAGCTGCTGAATGTGAATCAGAAATAGTCCGGCTTCGCGCGCGCAGAAAAGACTTCCTCGAACTTGTTGCGGACACGAAGCGCCGCATTCTGGAGCTCGAATGAAACGCACACCTTTCTACCGCAGGCCCGGGCGAACCGGGCAATTCTCCGGCCTCCGTGAGCGCGTTATCTGGATGATTCAGACGCGCGGCCGCCCGGTCACCGGTAGCGAAATAGCCGAGAAGTTTGGCGTAACGCTCATTGAGTTTAACCGGGTCGCCAACGGGATCACCCGCGGCTCCGGACAGATAGCGCAGATCGTTGAGTCGGAAAAATGGATCAACGAGGACGGCATCTGCGACCGGACATTCGACCTGGCCACGAAGCCAAAGGTCGTAACACCACAGGGTAAATCGCGCCTGTTCACCCGGCGCGCCATAGAGCAGTCGCAGGAAGGTAGGCGGCAGGAATGCATCGAACGTGCCGCACGCCGTAGCAGACTGATTGCTCAGGGCCTCTACATCGACGAAATGGAGTCAGTGCTATGAAAGCGTGGTCACTCGAAGAGCTGGCGCTGCTGTGGCGACACTCAAACGCTGAAGTCGCTGAGATTACCGGCCGCAGCATCGATGAGGTCGGAGATAAGCGGCTGCAAACCAATATTGAGCGTAATGGCTGGGATGTTAACGATCCGGATCGGGAGGATGTATGACCTATCAACTCCACGTCGGGCGTTGCGAAGACGTCCTGAAAACGCTGCCGGATAACTCAGTTGACGCCATCGTGACGGATCCTCCGTATGGCCTGAGTTTCATGAACCACAAATGGGATTATGACGTCCCGACAGTTGAGCAGTGGCAGGAATGCCTGCGCGTTCTCAAGCCTGGCGGACACCTGCTGGCGTTTGGCGGATCACGTACCTATCACCGCCTTGTAGTTAATGCAGAGGATGCCGGTTTCGAAATCCGCGACCAAATTCTCTGGATTTACGGAAGCGGCTTCCCCAAGTCGCATAACCTCGATGGCGATTTTGAAGGCTGGGGAACTGCCCTTAAGCCTGCGCACGAACCGATCGTCATGGCTCGCAAGCCATTCAAAAACACGGTGTCGGCGAACATGGCTGAGCACGGCACCGGGGCGATCAATATTAATGCCTGCCGCATCCCTACCGACGAGGCGCTAAATGGCGGTGCTGGCGGTCTGCTTTCGCATAAGCGTGACGGTACCGAACCTGTTGCTGATTATGAGCAGGCACCGGAGGGGCGCTGGCCAGCAAACATAATTCACGACGGAAGTGATGTTGTCGTGTCAGCGTTCCCGGATGCGAAAGGCCAACAAGGAGCGCTTACCGGCAATGAGCCCAGCTCGAAAATGGGTGCGGCGAATTGCTATGGGCAAATGGACCGGCGGCACGAGTCAACTCCACGCATCGATAGCAGCAAGAGCGCTGCCCGCTTCTTCTACTGCGCCAAGGTCAAACCTAAAGAGCGCGATGAAGGCCTCGAGAGATTTATCGCGACGTCAGCCAGCGACATGACCGGCGGACGCAAAGAAGGAAGCGTCGGCATTAATGATCCGCGCGCCGGTGCCGGGCGTACCAGTGGCGCGAAGAACAACCACCCTACCGTTAAGCCGATCGCTCTGATGAGTTATCTCTGCAGGCTGATTACTCCGCCTGGCGGTACCGTGCTTGATCCGTGGATGGGAAGCGGGAGCACAGGCCGGGCAGCTATAGAGGAAGGGTTTAACTTCATCGGCATCGACCTTAACCCGGATTACGTAACCATTGCTTCTGCCCGTATTGCTCATTCCTTCAAAAAGATGACGGAGGCCGCATGACGCCAGCAGCTTATTACAACGAAATCGACCCGTTCGCTGCTCAGTGGCTGCGCAACCTGATCGCCGGCGGGCATATCGCCCCGGGCGAAGTTGATGAAAGGAGTATTGAAGATGTCACACCTGACGACCTGCGAGGATTCACGCAGTGCCACTTCTTCGCCGGAATTGGCGTCTGGTCTCATTCCCTGCGCCTCGCAGGATGGCCTGACGATAAACCAGTCTGGACCGGCTCCTGCCCGTGCCAGCCTTTCAGCGCGGCAGGCAAAGGCGATGGGTTTGCTGACGAGCGGCACCTATGGCCCCACTTCTTCCACCTCATCAGCGAGCGCAGACCTCAGCATGTCTTTGGCGAACAGGTTGCAGCAGGTAACGCAAATGTATGGTTCGACCTTGTTCAATCAGACCTGGAAGGAATGGGTTACGCCTTCGGGCTTGTGCCGTTTACGTCAGCGAGCATCGGCGCGCCGCACATCAGAGAGCGAGCTTATTGGGTGGCCCACGCCAGTAGTAGGAGATATGACGGGCGGACCGAGACCTCCGGACAAAAAGCGAGGCCCGGCGCCGGGGATGCAATCAGCGACCGCGTTAACGGGATGGCCTACTCCAACCACCGAATCAGCGATGAGGGAGAAACGCTACGCACAGGGCGGAATGCCGTTCTCGATGGCAGCAGCGCTAACCGGCTGGGTGACACCAACCTCACGCGACTGGAAGGACTCGGCAGGAATGACAGCTCAGCGGGATGGGAAGGAGCGACTGGATCAGTTGCCGCGCCAGGCTTTCATGACGGGTTGGCCTACACCGACAACAAACAACACTCGATCGCCATCAGTGGATGCGGCAATGAACATGTATCGGCAGGACGGCAGCAAGACCCAGCAGCGCTTGCAGGACTTCGCAGGGATTACCGGGCCCTTGAGGTTAACGGTTTTTGGCGAGATGCGGACTGGCTCTTATGTCGAGATGGCAAATGGCGTCCAGTTGAACCCGGCACATTCCCGCTGGTTGATGGGGCTGCCGCGCGCCTGGGACGAGTCGAGTCCGGGGTGGCAAGAGTGGCAAGCAGCAACCGCGTCGGCCGACTCAAAGGCTACGGTAACGCCATAAACGCACAGGCTGCGGCTGAATTCATCCGGGCTTATATGGAGGGGTTATGACACCAGCAAATGAAAACGCCATCCGCGCCGCCTGCCGCCGCTGCACCGAGGAAATCCAGCAGGCCATGCGCAAGAAGCCAAAGCCTAACTGGAACGAAACGGTGCCCCCCATCATCAACAAGCATCACAAGAAAATTGAAGCTCTGGGAGTTAGCCTCCTGGAATTCGTCGTATACACAGGTCGGCTTAATCGCCGCTTCGGAGTGGATTCATGAGCAATTCGATAGCAGACGGAGCGAAATTAACTTCGGAAACATTCGCAGATTTCATTGAGCGCTTGAGGTATCACCATCGCGGCGATGGTGTTAATCGTCACGCCACCGCCGATCCGATTTTCATGGTTCAGAAGCAGGCAACCATTTATGGCCTGGCAGAAGAGTACGGCGAATCGAAGATAGTCCATTTCGAAGAATGCGAATGGGACAGCCCGCAAGAGTATTGGAACGATCTGGATGAACAACAGCAGGAAGAGTTAAACGCCTTCTGCATTGAACAGTGCGACACTGCCTTTACCGATCTCGATGAAGACGCTCAGTGGGAAGTACTGGCTGACCTTGACGGCCACACTGTCTGCGGTACACGCAAAGAGTGGCAGAACATCAACGCTCACTTTACCCGTGAAGCAGCGGAGGCTTTCATTCGCCGCAAACAGCATGATTATCCTCCTCTGCGGGTCTATGTCGAGAGCATGTACTTCGGCTGGGAGTATCAGGAAATTATTCGTGCTCTATGCGACGGAAGACTGGTGCTAGCCGAAAAAAATGGCGGTGCAGCATGAAGGCACTAATCACCAGGTCGCTAAAGCGGCCTTTTTTATTGCTGGCCTTCACCTTCAACCGCATTAATCGACTCTTCGAGGAATAACTATGGACGAAATGACACAGGAATTTAAAGACTGGTACGAAAAAGAAACTGGATGGTGTGTAGAAGATGCACCCTCAGACGATGTAACAGCGCTTATCTGGCTGGCATGGAAAGCCGGGAAAAAGGCTGGTGAAGACTTTAAGGAGTGAATCTTGGATATCATCGACACAGCAGCAGAGATTGAAGAGCTTCAGCGTAACGCCGCCCTTTCCGCTCACCGGATCAACCGCAACGCTGTATCAGCTGAACGTTGTGAAGAATGCGACGAACCGATTCCCGAGCCGCGGCGCGCTGCCGTGCCCGGCTGCCAGACGTGCGCGGATTGCCAATCTGTTATCGAACTGAAGAATAAGCAGAGAGGGCTTATTAATTAATGTAAAAAGCTATTCCCCCTTGCGAAGCACTACGTCTAGTTTTGCTAATGCGTCGGCAATATCCATTTGGATGAAGTTTCCTGATTCCTCATGGTAATAAACTATTTGTTGCTCACGATCGTTTCGTATAATCGATTCTACTAGCCACTCCCCATCTTCGCCTTTTAACGAAACGATATCGCCAACGCTCAAGCCCTGAACTGTAGTCATTTGGTATACCCCAAGTTAGATAATCAAAATTAACTTTAGCGGGTAATTCAAAATAGAAAAGCCTCGCTCGTCGGGGCTTCTTTTTTGCCTGGAGACACCCATGAGCGAAATGACCTTAATCGTTCCCAACGACTGGGTAACAGAAGAAAAGCTCGTCGAGATTACCGGCCTTCGCCCGGGCACTATCGAGCGGGCCCGAAAAAAATGCTGGATGGTAGGACGGGAATATCTTCACGTCTCACCGGACGGCGTGCCGAAGAAAAACAGCGAATGCATGTACAACCGAAAGGCTGTCGACCAGTGGGTTGAGAGCATGTCAAAGAAACAGCCGGGTGCGCGCCAATGAAGATCCGTTTATGCTTAGCGGGCTCTTGGACGTCAGGAGGGAATAATGGCTAAGTCAGCATACCCAACAGGCGTGGAAAACCATGGCGGGACGCTCCGCATATGGTTCATCTATAAAGGCAGCCGGGTGCGTGAAAGCCTCGGTGTGCCGGATACACCAAAAAACAGAAAGGTCGCTGGCGAGCTGCGCGCGTCGGTGTGCTTTTCGATTAAGACCGGCAACTTCAACTATGCAGCGCAATTCCCAGACTCGCCTAACCTGAAAAGATTTGGGGTGGAGAGCAAGGAAATCACCGTGCTGGAGCTGGCGAACAAGTGGCTTGAACTGAAGCGTATGGAGATCAGCACCAACGCGATGTCACGCTATGCATCTATAGCTCGCAACATGGTGCCCAGGATTGGTGGGGACAGGCTGGTATCTGCGGTAACGCAGGAAGATCTGCTGTTTATCAGGAAGGAATTGCTGACCGGTTATCATACGCTGAAAGTCGGGCAGAAAACGCCGGTTAAGGGCCGCTCAGTCAGAACGGTCAACAACTACATGAAGACCATGGGCGGGTTGTTTAAGTTTGCCGCTGATAGCGGTTATGTACGGGTGAATCCGTTCACCGGGATCGCCATGCTTAAGCGGTCACGATGTGAGCCTGACCCGCTGACGCGCGATGAGTTTGTCAGGTTGATTAACGCCTGCGCCCACCAGCAACTGAAAAACATGTGGTCTCTTGCCGTCTACACCGGCGTGCGCCACGGAGAACTTGTGTCGCTGGCCTGGGAAGATATCGACCTGAAAGCGGGTACGATGATGATCCGCCGGAACCACACGTTAACGAAGGAGTTCACCCTTCCGAAAACAGAGGCCGGGACGGACCGTATCATCAACCTCATTCAGCCAGCGATCGACGTGCTGAAGAGCCAGGCCGAGTTAACACGCCTGGGTAAGCAGTATCAGGTTGAGGTGAAACTGCGCGAGTATGGCCGTACCGATGTGCATCCATGCACGTTCGTGTTCAACCCGCAGATCGCATCACGTAATGGCCGTGCCGGGCATCATTACGCAGTGGGGTCGATTAACCAGTCGTGGGAGGCAGCGATGCGACGCGCCGGGATTCGCTATCGCAGAGCATACCAGTCCCGACACACGTATGCATGCTGGTCGTTGGCTGCCGGTGCTAACCCGAACTTCATCGCGAAGCAAATGGGCCACACCGACGCGCAAATGGTTTACCGGGTGTACGGATCCTGGATGGCTGAAAATAACCAGGACCAGGTACTCATCCTCAACCAGAAATTGAGTGAGTTTGCCCCATCCATGCCCCACGCCGTGGGATCGGATGGTTATTAA